TCCGATTTAGTGCTATCCACGATCAACGGGTACAACAATCAGTACGTCTCGAACGCGCTGACCACGAACACCCAGTACTTCGGCTCCGTGACGTGCGGTGGCTCTCCAGTGACGTTCGGCTTCACGACCATGAACGTTCCCCTCGGACTTGGGTATGGCGATCCATTCTATACTGATCCATCGAATCCAGGCGTATTCGCGGCTCCATCAGACCCCGGCATCGTGCCAAACTTCGCACAGGCAGACCCGCAGACCGGCCTGTCTATCCAGCATGCTACATATCCAGGGTTCGGATACGTTACCGGAACGCAGGCGACTACTCCAGGCACATCCTACAACCAGGGGCAGGTAGTATGCGACACGGTTGGTCCATGGACTACTCCGTGCAATGCAAACACGAGTTCAGGATATGCTTCGGTAACGAACTCGACGGATTGGTTGGTAGTACGTCCCGACAATATCATTGATACTACTGGGCACCACGATTGGGGCCAGTTGGTGCAGTCCTGCATAAACAATCCCCAGTGTGCCATGGCGATACTGCAACAGCAGATCAATATGAATGGGTGGTGCTCAAGCGCCATCACTTCACTTTGTACTTTGGATGTGGCTCTCTCCATGAACATGGGTGGCAATACTGCGACCAAGATTCTGTCAAACGCTGTTACACTGCCATGCTGCACATCTGGTTCAGCGGCAGTCGTAACTACCCCGGCCACGATCTCAGCGGGAACGACGGGCATTGACCCTTGGATATATGATAGCAGCCCAAAGATCACGTCCTACGATGCGTACAAGCAGGGCGGATGCGCCACAGTTTCAGGAAACATCGTTACACGGGTGGGAACGTGTACGGGGTACAACAATGGAAGCGGCGTTAGTAATATCAGTGACTTCTTTAGCTTCGACTGGCTCCAGAGTGGTCGCATCCGATTGTCTACCGTTTCGGTAGCAGATGCATGTCTGTCTACATCTAGCGGGACCAATGCAGAAGCCGTCATCACTGGCACTACGGGACAGAACTCTCTGACGCTAGCTACTTCTCCAGGCAACACTTACACCTTCTTCTGCGGACAGGGATACTCGATCATGATCCGCAGACACACGGCGGACGCGGGGTCCTCGGTCAACATTCAAGGCGTCACTGCGTCATATGTGTCTGGCTTGGATGCTGAGACCCCCAGTCAGGGACTTGAAACCACTTGCTCGCATACAATATTCAGCGGGGGGTATCTATGCATGACAGACGATGCTGGAGCAAGCGGGTGGTTGACTTGGTACAATCCCTCTAACGGAACCGCCAGTATCATCGGGCAGATGCAGACCAATGCAAAGACATCCGGCTCAGATCAGTGGGCATCCCAGGTTTGCCCATACCTCCCCGACATTTACATGGTGGTTGACGACACAGCATCCATCCCGACATGGTACTGCGTGGTACAGGATACGAACAGTAAATGGGTTGTTCTGGAAACAGACTTTGGGGGAACATACACTACAAATAACAATTTCTCGGCCAGCGCAAGTATTGGTTCTGGGGCAGCAACGGTCGGAACCTATACCCTAACGTATCCAGCAAACAGCGTAACCATATCAGACCTCACGCCAGGATCGCTTGGAATGGACATTCTTTCCTTAGCGAACGCCTATCTGGGGACCACTGCCGTTGTTCCCGCTGCTCAGCCGCTCATTGCCTGTGTTGGCGCACAGGTGCAGCAAGGCAACCTGCTCGTGAGATGCTATGCAGGCGTTGGCGCTCAGGATGGCCAGAACACAATGCAATGGCTGTTCGTTATCTCTCCGGGAGACCACAATCCAGCCCATGCTGGTACGACTGGGGCGCACATCATAGCGGCGCTCAATACATGGCAGTATGCCAATTCTCGATTTAGCGGAGTTCACGGGACGGAGGACTATGGGCAAGCCTCTCCATATCTAGGATACGGAGTGGAGCCTATTGAACCGGGCGATCAGGTGATTGGTGATACAGCCATGTATGTGACCACTAATTCTGAGGTACCTGGGAACAGCGCAAGCGCAGCCCCTCAAGTAATAGCATGTCCAACTAACTCTTTAGGCGTAACAGCCCCTGATACATGCGTCCAGCTTCAGATCAATCCAGCTACAGGGTTCAGTGATTGCACCACGGGCGGATGTGAACCATACTACTGGACTAGCAAGGGGCTGCAAGGAACCGCCCCTGGAGTGCCTGCCGTATCACAAGTGGGAGACTTCGTCTGCATCAGCACCAACCAGACAGGATGCGGGTTCCGCAATGCTACCGCGCAAGTGCTCCAACTGATTCAAAAAGGGGTGGGAGGCGATCCATCCCAGTGGATATTCCGCCTGCAATACCCCAACAATGGCAATAACCCGCTGCTCAACACCACGCTCAAATACATATTCTTCCTGCCATCGAACTATGCGAGCACACATGCCGGACCAGAATGGCCGGGGCTAAGCTTCGTCGGAGGACTTTATTCCACCTTCACGAACAGCACTTTGGGATGCTACACCCTGTGGCCGTATGCCACTGATCCGCTAGGGCAGAATACTATCATAGATCCTCAAGCTGGTTGCGTTGGTCACGGATATACTCGCACGTGGTCTGTTGTACAGGATAATAACGGTCCCGCTGCGGGCAGTCCGCAAACCTACTGGGCGCGCTACGGCAGCACCTTTGCCGCAGTCCTCGCCGCGCCAAATGCCCTAGTAACCGAGACCCCAGTATTTGATGGCTTGACCAATGGGCCAAGCGCAATGTCCGGCTGGTACCAATCCCACCCAGGCCCATCTGGAGAGAATGCTATATCCAGTGAGCAGCAAGCTTTCTTTGATGTGCGCCCACTAGTTGGCGCAGCCACGTCGGCACCCGCAATTGTGTATAGCAATGTGGGCGGCAATGTGTGGGTAGAAACGTTCTCTGGAGGCGACATCATCGATGCAGATGACTTTGGGAACGTTGGACTCGGGACTAACCTGAACAGGAAGATCTACGCCACGAACGCGAGTTCCGGCCCCCATCCATTAGTTGACATCAGCGGGCCAAGCTCCAACATCTGCAATCCAACTTGCGCGACCACGACAGCCCCCATCTACACTTATTGCATTCCACGTGTGATCGGAGAATGTAATTCTGGCAGTGCACTGGGCTCTATTTACGTGAACGTTCCAGGGATCGTTATCAAGTTCTGTTTCGGGGATGTGACTAGCGGATTGTCGCAAGATCCACAGGCCAATGATGTTTGTATCACCAACGCGGTCCCAGTCATGCAGGGCGTAGTACAGGCAAGCACGCAGCAGAACGATCCGAACGCGGCATATCAGCGCGTGCTAACCCACATGGTAGGCCCTCCCAAGCAGACGCAGGGGCAGGTTGGGCCTCACTTGATGCCAGATAATTCATGGGTGTTCTTCCCCGCACCATATCTGGATGGCAATTCACGTTCCAACTATATCGCCAAGCTACCCCCATACCCATCGGTAGACAGCTTCGTCCGCAATGCCTTCATCCCTATTGCCGTTAACCTGACGGCTCCAACTGGCCTCAGCGTCACTAACGCAATCATCACCTTTGGCTATTTAGACTACAACGGAAACTGCACCACAAGGAACGACCCATGTATAGCGAATGCAGCGACGATCCCGAGCGGGACAGCACCTTTCTTATATGCAAGCGAGTCGCCAACTGGTTTGGCTTGCACTACATCGTGCACGATCACGATACCAGCGATCAGCGAAAGGATGCTGTACTACACAGCGAGCTTCCGCAACGCATCGAACGTGGTGGTGGCGACGAACCCGACAATCATTGAAGCAGTTGAACCAATGGCTCCGATTACGCTCTCGCCATCGACGCTGCCGAATGGCACCGTGGGGATTGCATACTCGCAGGCCATCACACCCAGTGGCGGGACTGGCCCATATACCTGTGATGTAACAGTTGGATCTATACCAGCAGGCACAACACAGACTGGCACAGGTAACTGCACCATCTCTGGAATCCCCACCACTGCTACCAGTTATGGATTCACCATGACGGCTACTGACTCACTTGGTAATAGTGGTGGACTCAGTTACTCTGTAACTATTGCTCCACCCACGATTATCATTGCCCCTAATGTCATGCCTACAGGCATTCAAGGGACACTATATGCACAGAGTCTAGGTGCTAGCGGCGGAATCTTCCCATACACTTACTCACTCACAGTTGGATCTTTACCACCAGGACTGTTCATTAACTTTCCAACCATAGGGGTTATTAGTGGGACGCCAACATCCACCGGGACAACTAACTTTACAGTCACAGCCGTAGACTCTCACGGGAACACTGGCACCCAGGCATATTCGATTACTATTACTGCTCCTGCCGTTGCTCTCGGGACAGTTGTAATAGGATCTACTGCTACAGCGGGTATAACACAGAGTGGAGTAAATCAACCATCCACATGGACTCCACTACATCTCACACAGACTAATAACCTAGCACCCACATTCTCTCTGTTCCCCAGCATGACTGGAGTATGCAATGTAGCTAAGGCGACATCTCTTAACTGCGGAACTCTGGGGTGCTCAACTACTAGCACTCCAGGTTGTGTCCCAGCACAAGGCTATCAAGGTGGAGTATACGTCCCTGCTAACTCAACTTATCCCAATGGGGAGGCAATATTCAACCCCTGGCAGCAAGCACAATCTACTCCTATTGGACAGTGGATCGGCTATACAGGTGGGCCATCTGGCACATTCCACTGCTCTACATCTGCTGCATGTTCAGCTAACTGGGAAATCTTTGATTCCACATCCCTAGTAGGCTCAGTTGTCACATGCACTGCTGCCCCATGCCCAACTACTGCAACTGCCGCTGGGTATGTAGGCAATGTGGTATTCCAGCCAGCATCAGCAGGCGGGCCGTGGTACTACTTCGCCCCAGACATCGCAGACATTGCTAGCCGCTCTGGCCTAGCTGTACTCAGATACAACGGGCAGGGTCTAACAAATCCGTCTAATTGGCAGGGCTTTCTTCTACCTTGTCAGTCAGCCACTCCCACAGGATGCACTGGATTCACAACCATAAATGCTAACGTCGGAGGAGCCACTACTAGCCCATCAAGCTCCGGGTATGGCTGGTGTGGTCTAGTTTATGACGGTCGATATGTATACTATGTACCAACACATGGCGGACCCTCCACTAATCGGAATGTAATCCGGTTTGATACTGGCACTTCTGGGACTAATACCTTTGTTATCACTAACTTCAGTCACGTCAATATCGGTGCATTCAACTCCAGCGCAGGAGGCTATCTATCTGGTGGATATGATGGTGGCCAGTATGTTTACTTCTTGCCTACTGACACTGTGATGGCACGTTACAATTCCAATGCTGCCTCATGTGCTGGAGGGTTCACGAGTTCTAGTTGCTGGTCTTTCTTCAGCTTGGCTAACTTAGGCACAGGCGGTAATCCTCAAGTAACTGGCAATGGGAATCTCGCATCCATTCAGAATAACGGGTACTATGTTGGCGCTCAAATGGTATGGGATGCGGCAGATGCTAATGAATACATGTATATGGACCCATTTCAGCTTCGTTCTACTCTAGATATGCAGAGCAACGTTATTCGGATCAAAGTAGGCACTTGCTCAGGCGGGACTCCTGGACAACAGACCTGTACCGGAACCTTTACCCCAATTGATGTATTCTCCTCTGGCTCTACATGGGAGATCTTTGACCTAGCAAACTTAGCCTCTAACCAAGAGTGGGCGATTGCCGGGTTAGCTTCACCCCCCGTATACGGACGTGGCAGCACTTGGGGTAATAATGCACAAGGTAATCAGTTAGTTATTGGTGGATTCCAGTTAGGCTGGATTAATACATCCAATATAGCAGATCCCAAGATAGGAATGGTTGCAGATAACGGAGCCATCTACTCTATTCACGATGTGGCACATACGCTGAGTGATCCAACTGGGTGGACTCTCACACCACGGCCATCTAGTCAAACCAGTGGCACGACTAATCAGGTTAACGGCTGTATGGGTGGCGCATATGACTATGTAGACCAGACACTTTATGTTGCGTGCCCAGCAGTGTCACCTATAGAGAGCATGTTCAGACTATCACCTATGTAAAGTGTAATGATTACACTTTTATGTGCATAATGGAGTAGGGGAGGGATCACTCTAATGACTGCAATAACAATCTTCGAGCTTATAGGAGCCATCTTAGCCGGATTAGCTCAAGATCTTCCGAGTCTATTGTCTATTCTCCAGGATCTTGCTACGGCTGTTAATGCTACTCCTGGAACTCCTGAACATACTGCCGCTGTTCAGAGAATTAAGGCCGCGACAGCTAAGGCCAAATAATAACCCAGAACATTCCCAGCCCAGACTGCTATGTTTGGGCTGGGTTAGCCCACCTCAGATGTCACATCTAGAGTCATCATATCCAATTCACCTACAGCAGACGAGTGGCTAGCCCCTCCAAAGTTCTGTACTAGTACCATTCCGCCACCCTTCTTAGTAAGTCCGCTCATCTCCAGCACTCTATCTCTGGCATGTGCATCTCCAGGCTTACGGATCTTACCACTGGTGCATACCGGGCAGTCTCGAATCCATAAGACTTCTTCGCCACTCTCCATTGATCTATAACCGGGGGTCTTATCTGGCAATCCAGCAGGGGCAGATACCCAAGTCATCCCATCACATCTGTCACATACAACATTTACAGTGCGGGCATCTTCCACCATATCTCTTGTGATATCAACACTTGCAGTCTGAGCCACAGCTAATGCAGCTTGCGTGCTCTCCTTCTGCCACCACTTATTAAACTCCATAAGATCTATATTGCAAGCCTTAGCTATTGACTGCATAGACACCTTCTTGTATCTAGGCATCATGACTCGCTCTAAGAACTCTTGGAATCTTGGGTCAGGTGAGCAGGCGAGAGCCTGTCTTACATTAGGATTCTCTCGGGGATTCAACTTAGTCAGGTAAGCCCCATACTCCTTATCCTTTATGCCGAAACTGGTACTTGGCACCAGCCCTCTTATCTCGTCTCTCTCCTTTATTAATGCTGCTACTCTCTTATTCATACCCATAGTATACTTGAAAGTGTAATGATTACACTTAATAGGCATATGAAGATAACACTGGCCTTATTAGTCTTTTGCACTTCTCTGTTATCTCAAAATCAGCCCCAACCTTCCCCACTTGTTTCTAAGAGCGCACTCACAGTCGGAACACTACCATCCCCAGCAGCAGCGGGGTGGGTAGTTAGAATTAAAGATGGCGTATCACTTAGTGACTGCTCAACTGGAGGGGGGGGCAACTCTGTATGGTGCTGGTACAACGGGAGTGTATGGCAACCTATGGGGGCTGGTGGATTCTCCCCACCAGTTGGGCAGCAGACTCAGTACCTTCAGATCCAACCTAATACAGGAAATAACACCACTACCAGATTCACATCATTACCCTATCTAAGTTCATCTGATTACAACTTCCCAGCACAGACAGGTACGATCTCTTCCATATCTCCAGGCAATAATAACATTACTATGACTCCTGTTCCGCTGGGGGTTAATGGGTCAGATGGTCATCATAAGTTATGGGTGTCGGGAGGAACTGGAACAGCAGAGGCTTGTACTATAGTCGGCGGGTCCGGCACATCAGGCCAAACATCAGGAGTCATTACACTTAGCTGCTCTAACTCACATAGCGGAGCGTTCACAGTAAGTAGCGGGACAGTTGGGATTGAAGAAGCTATTATTCAGGCTTCTAATATGAGCACGCCATATGTAGTCATTCCAGCAGGTGACTATACTCTGCACACAGGTGTATATATTCAGGCTGGGATGTCTGATGGAAGGCTCACTGGAATTGGTGTCTCTCTCGCAGTAGCATCTGGGTTCACAGGAGAGATAGTCACTGGTGATGCTAGCTTATTTGGATTCACTCTTGAAGGATTCGAGGTTAACTGTACGAACTGTACTGGGACAGGTAACATTATAAATCTTAGCCGACCAGAGAACTCAGTACAGGATAAGGTCTCTAAGATACGTGTAGACTTCGCACCAGTAGGTAGCATTATCTTGAACATGGATGGCGACGAAGACAGCACCGTAGAAGACACTGGACTATTCAATGCTGCTGGCTCACTCACTAGCTCATCCGCATCTATCTCGTGGCATGTTCCCGCAGGCAACATACATGTAACTAATGTCACCACCTTTGGCTATCTTCTATTTAGTTATCAGATAGCAACCATCGTGCAGACTACAAGCGGGCCACTTCTGTTAGATGGAGCCAACCTAACTACAGTGATTGATGGAGGTTACATGTATGGTGGCCTCCAACCTAATAACTCCAGTTACTTCTTCTATAACATTTCTATAACTGGCACAATCATGGTGCTAGCCCAGAATCAGGTAGCTTTCGTTGGCACTTATGATGGGACAGTAACTTTCCAAGGACTTGCTTATGCCCAAGCTACTCCAGCTACACTTTTCGGCAGTACTACATTAGGGTCTGGGGCATTCTTTCTTTATGGCGGCCCACAACTCTATGCGAATGGAGCTACACAAGGAACTCCGAATGGCCCACAGATTGGAGGGTTCCAGCCAGGAGGCATTACTAGCATAGGCTATAACTTCATATCTACTGAGACCGGCGCTAATAATGCAGTTGTAGGTAGTACTCTACTTGTAACTGCTCCTCTTCCTGGTATGTGCGTGACAATGATGTTGTCTCACAGCCTACAGACTGGGGGAGTTAATACAGCAGCAATTAATGGGTCATCTGCAATAGAGATCCGATCACACTACAATCCTGCTAACCTATTGTCTACTCATGCCTATATCTCTGGAGGCATCATCAATATGTGTCTCTATAGCGGCGGCTATTGGTTAGACATGAGTCAATAAAAGTGTAATGATTACACTCAGAGGACAAATGAGACATTTGAGGCTTTTTCTTATCATTATTATATACACTCAGTGCTCTTGGGGTCTGGGGTCCATTAGTGGGTGGTGTGAACAGGGTAATTCTCTAGTAACTGCCTCTGGTACAGGCGGTACAGCGGCCCCTTACGGACCATTCTCATTCACAGGTACTTCCATAACTATTCTGGCCTCAACTCATAAGCAGGGTCCCACCCCATTCGTGGAAGTATATGATTCTATGGGATATAACGTAAGTGGGCAGATAGCTGTACAAGTATCTAATGTAGGTACTGTTGTTATTGGTGGGGCCTCAACTACTTCAGATACCTACACTTACACTATCTATGGGGCACTTGGGACTCCCACGGGTGGACCTATATCGAGGTTCTATCAGCAGTCATATCCACAATGCACTATTACTGTGTATCAGACAGGCACTTTGACCCTAGCCCCTTTGTTTTCAACGAATACGACATCCCCAACACCCCTATCTAACCCATTTTCTGGTAACTTTAACGGCTATTATCAGGCTTTCGCGGCTGAAGGTCTCTATGATGTGCAAATATCCCAAGGTGGACTGCCTGCACCCTTCACTTTAGGGTCAGAGTCTAACATTGACCCTAATTTTGAGCCTCCTAACCTCTGGGTGACGAATGGAGCAGTTGTCAACCGGACTAAGAACGCCAAACTCGCTGATTTCATGGATATTCTGGACTTCGGGGCAGATCCAACAGGAAATACTGATATTTCCACTGCGCTCAATAACGCTTATGCCTCTTTGACTGCTGCTGGCGGTACTATTTGGTTTCCTCCAGGAATATACAAGTTATCTGTTGGGGTTAACTTCAATACCAATAACAAGCCTGTTCTACTCCAGGGATCTCCAGGTAATGCAGTAGTCATTAACTACACAGCCACATCTGGCACTGCTATCACATTCGACTATGGCACTGGCCTAACTATGGGCAAAGGACTTCGAGACATAGCTCTTGTTGGCACCGGCCCGACAGCTACCTCAGTCGGACTCAACATCGGAGGCACCGTCAATGGAGCACAGGGTACAGCTATTTATGATTTCAAGATTGACAGCTTTGGAGTGGGAGTCACATTCGGTAGCAACACTTGGATAGTGAAGTTGGGGCATGGACTCATTAGGAATAGTGGCAATAATGTAATATTCCCTAGCTCCTGCGTAGGTTGTGGTGAGAATATTCAGTGGGACCACATTACATTCGCTGATGCACCAGCCCCATTCACTAATTCAGTATGGTTGCAGGCCGGTGAGCATAAGATGACTGACTGCTCCTTCGATCAGGCTCAACTCTCTATAGGGAATGGGACTACTTCACATGCCTTAGTGTCTGTGGTGGCAGGGCACTTTGAGAATCCTAACTATGCAGCCAACTCCACTCATTATGACTTCATCACACAGAGTAATAATGGAGGCAATCATCTTTCACTAGTGTCTCCATTCTTTAATCAGGATGATCTCAATCCGGCACATGGACCCTTTGCAGAGTTCATCACCACTAATGGCGGCGAGTTATTTGCTTTCGGTATTGAGATGTTCACTCCTATAGGGCCAGTGACTCAACTCATCACAGCCAATAATCAGGCCAATGTAACTGTTTATGGATTCAATGACGAGTCAGGCCAGACCACATCTTTAGTTGGAGGCAACAGCACCGGTTATCTAGTTCAGTTTCCCGGCACCGATCCAGGCCAGACTAATGGACTTAATAATGTTATCGGACCTGGAGCGGGCACCAATAGAGGCGGCTCTATACTTGATGTGACTGGTAATATCCGATCCAGTTACAGTGCCAGTGTCCCATTCAGTGGGCAGTTGATATCCGAGATCCCGACAGGTAATTCTCCTATCGTGGTGAACTCGACTACGCCAGTCACTAATCTATTCTCGAACTATATTCTCTACACTGGTGTGCCAACTCCTACTCCTGCATCCACCACCACTAAGATATTGGCTGCTTCATTCACTCTCTCTGGTGGGACATATAATGTCATTTTCCCTGGGGGCATATTTACCAACTCAAGCAGCTACTTCTGTAATGCCACCGACACCTCCGCTAAGAATCCCATGGAGATAGAACTCTCCAGTGGCACGGCATTCACTATCAGCGGGACCGGCAGTGATTCTGGGATGTTCATCTGCACCGGATTCTAAATGTTACTGCTCTGGTATAGACTATCTGTATTTGGTTATCCCTCATGCCATGAAGATTGTGCTAGGCACTATTGCATAGTCGTATATGATGTTGGGGACAAATTAGACTGTTCATATAAGATGTCCCTATCCTAACGAACTTTAATTTGCCTATTAGTGTAATCATTACAGTTTTATGGCATAATCTTGGTGGAGGTATGCCATGTTCTGCGACGGAACCACTATTTGCGCTGGATGTCACAGGCGGGTACCTGCTGAGGCTGGTATCTGTCTTTTGTGTGGGAACACATTAGAAGTGAGGACTATGCCAGCTATACAAGACTCAGAGATTGACAGGCTCATGAAGTATTATATGAGTGAGCTTGAAGAAGTAGCAGCATAGGAGTATACTTATGTCTGTCACAGTACAGAACGTTCAAACATTTGCAACTGACATGCTTAACACCTTGACTGCTGAGGGAGTCTTTGATCCTAATGCCAAAGTGGATGACATGTTTCTATTCTGCTTTTGGCTGAGACTGCCAGTGTCCGCTCCAGGGGTTGTGGACCAAGCTAAGGCGGCTGCATTCGCTCAGACAGTAAGGTCTAAAATGGGACCTAACTACTTAGTAGGTATTGGTGGATTCTTTATGTCGGTTGCCTACTATCCCATACCATTAACTTCACCAGATGATGGGCCGGTTCCTGCACCGGCCCACCCTCTCCTACCTTAGAGAATCAGCGAGCTTATCCAGCCAAGACTTATGGGTGGTCAGCACACATTTATATACATGCTCATGACCACCCACATCACAGACCTGATAACCGTTCTCACACTTGCCACAATTCTCTTTAGGCACTACTGGGTAGTTGGCGACACCAACCACTACAAGACTGAGTAACATCAATCCTGCAATCATTATCTTCTTCATACCTATATAGTGCAGATCACCCCAGAAATATCTCACAATAATAATTATTAAATCTAATTAACAAAACTTGACTTATGCCATGTCACCATGTTACGTTCATTCTTCATTCAGTGAATGAAGGCGAGCTTCTCGCCTACTTTCAATGAGTGAGTCCAATCACTCCCGCCAGAATACTATTAGGACTCCAGGACAGCCGCGCAAGCGCGTCTGTCCTTCCGTCCGCTTGCCTGACCTATCTGTGATGTGTGATGGCTGCTGGCCCAGCCCGAACTTTGACCTATATAATACGAAGTATTATATAGCGTCAACGTGAGGGCGAGATAAGCTGAGTGCCTAGACTGTCATCCATCCCGGAATAAGCTAAGCACCACGCAGATAGTTATCCCACCAAACTTTCTGTCACGTAGTCGTCTCAGCGAGAAGATATTAGTGTAATCATTACAGTGATGTAAGTGCTTTGTAATCAATACAACCTGCTATTTTATTTTTTATTGAACTGTATAGATGCGGCGCCTCACCCCAGCATCCCCCTAGGTATCCCCTCAAACAATGCAGCAGGTAATGTGAGTCAATAGGCAACAAGCTCAAGCTCACGCCAGCTAGACGACCGAGCGCGAGATGATGAGTGAGCATGACGGACCATCCATGTCTATGCCATCACTGATGCGTCGTGCGCAGCACGCAACGTGAGAGCAAGGGCGCGCAGCGCCCATGCGATTACGTTGAGCACTATAGCACCTGGTCGTGAGATGATAGTGTTATGCCCGGTGGCCAACGAGATGATGACTGGCGCTGTCCTACTTGCAAGCACTGGCATCGTACTCGAACTAGACAGTGCAAGTGGTGCAAGCGCATTCCATCCACGAGGTATACGCGCGCAGCGTTCAGAGACCGTACAGCCACTCGGGCCTTCTTCGTCTCACCTTATGTATATGGCGGAGAATAGTGTAATCATTACGGTCATTTCTCGTTATACAGTATAACCCATAGATAACAGAAGAGATAAGAGCAAACAGTGAAATAGCTTGGATTGCGTCAACACTTTCATTCGCCTTGTAATCATAGAGATATGGGTAAGTGTGACAGGGCGGTACAGGATGGGTGGATAATGGGACTTCGGGGGGAGAGAAGATGTTGAAGATTACCAAAGAGCATTATGAAAAGATGCGGGCCGCTTGTGAAGAAGTACTAGCTAAGTATCCAGTTATCACAGTGGATACCTATGAAGCGCAGGGATTATCCCACATGAGATTCAATTGGGATGTGTTCCACTCTGCAAAAATAGATGGAGTATCTAGCACCAAATGGGCATGTGACAATCTCTACTCTTACTTGGATGATACTCATATCAATAGTGCTTTAGCTGTAATCATGCACAATGACGGGCTGAACCACAAAGGCAAGAGGAGATAATATGAAACCAAGCGATATCAGCGACAGCACATTTAGACTCTTGAGAGCGATGATGGAGTGTGAAGAAATACAAGGCATACTCATCCTGGTTCACGCGAGAGATTATCTGCGGGATACTTACATCCTGAAGATAGGGCAATAGAGTCTCGAATAGGCGCCGCTAGAGATAGTGGCGCTAGTTGGAGGTTCTATATGCAATGCGATCAATGTGAGATGTTGAGCATTAATGGTCGGGCTTGCCATGAGCATGGATGCCCTAACATGAATGCTCACTGGAAAGATGGTGAATGGGTAAAGTACTACGAATGTTTTGAGTGTGGCTGTGATGTACCAGCTGGTGAATCATGTAATTGCAACGAACCGTTTTACGACGATGAGCAAAAAGAGGATAGCGACGATGACAGAGACATTTGAAGTAAAGAGTGGATACAGCCGGAGACCTGAAAAACTTAGGTTCCGCAACCCGGAGAGCATAGCTGAGATGGTGAGCTATTGCAATTCCAAAGCACACATTGAAGTACGAGATCAACATGGCAACTGGCGCACAGTCAAGGTCAATGGTGCTGTGAGGACGTGGAAGCGAGATCCGCAGCGTATTGAAGTGCCATGCAAGTATGGCATGTATGAGTACTTCATACTAAGCGGCGAGGATATCAATGATGTGCTGATACCTGTCTAGTGCTGCGTATTCCTCTGTGACAGAGAGGAATATGGAGGATTTGACAAATGCAGTGGAGACCAGAGGTTAGAAGTAAAGATGATTACTTCGTCTATGTAGGGCTGTATGACGGAGATGGCACACGAGTGTCAGGACAGAATACATGTTGGGTGCTTAATGAAAGATACAAGGCGCTCAGATATGCCAACATGCTTAACAAGGCAAATGGCCTTGAGCTATACACACCAGAGTTAGAGGAGAGATCATGACGAAGAAACATTTTATCGCATTAGCGAAATCACTGAAGTACATGAAGCCGCGGGAGACAGATTTAGAACGCATGGACCAGTGGGTTCTGATAGTGGCTGAGTTAGCGGACTTCTGTAAAGAACAGAACAGGAACTTCGACCGTTATAGATGGCTTGGTTACATCAACGGCGAGAATGGTCCATCAGGGGGTGCTATAAAACATGGCTAAGAAACCTTACCGCGCATATCGCAGCATCACCAGAGAGCAGGCATTCTCTGCTGGCTTTGATGGAGAATGGTTACTTATGGATGAGGAGTCGATCAAAGCTCGCGAGCTATTCAAGGAATATAGACTATGGGTGCAAAGCAATGGTGATAGGGCTTTTACATCACAGGTAGACTTCTGCATCCCATTGCACAACGAGAGGACGGCGCGCTATACACCTGCGCCAGGGGTGATAGTGCATTTGAAGAGACCACACAGAAAAGCAATAGTGAGGATAGGACAATGAAACGACACAATGAATACTTACCTGTTTTGGGCAAGCTATACGACGATACACCGAAGGCAGTATTCGCAGCTATAGCTCTCAGCCTCTCATTCATCGACATAGAGGGAAGAGGGTGGGAACAGGCTGTAACTAGGCTAAAAGCAGAATGGTTAGCATTATATAACAATGGCATAGTGCCACAGAGACCACCAAGGATGAATAAAGAGGACCTATGACGTATCAATCGACGGGCGAAGTACGAGCACCAAAGAAGGGTGAATACTTTCTATCCTTCAATCCGACTCAGCATTATAATGCAAGGCTGATCGGTCATATACACAACGAGATGGAAGAGACCATATTCTCGGAACATGTCCGAGTAATCATGGTGCCAGTAGTGGAGACATTCGATGAGCTATCAGATAACTGACTCGTATCAAGATGACTTTGACTCTAGAGAACCATACCCCGAGGACATGGATACACCAGACGAACCTTGGGACGATCTAGAATGCTGCCCTAATTGTGGGCGGTATGGTGGCACTCCAGTATTCATACGGGTTACTGAAGATAGCCAAACTGGGTATGTGGATTGCTTCGACGGCTGTACTCGGTGCAAGCCATATGCCTGAATGGATGGAGGTGAGCGGTGGACTGCTAATACTAGCTGCGTTCATTACAATGCTAGTGCTAATGACAAAGAAGAGACGATGAAACAATCGGAAGTAACTATTGGTGCTGTATATCAAGTTAAGGTTTCAGGAGTGGTAAAGCCGGTTAGGATTGATTCCCAGGATGATCCTTATATCCACGATGGATCATTCCATCACTATAACCGGAGACGCAGATTTAATGGAACCGTCCTAACCACTGGTAGGAAGATTAGGCTAACAGCGGCGAGAATGAGAAAAGAGTTGATAACAAAGGAGATACAATGAGACAGTTCTTCTGTAACGATTGCAAAGAGAAACTGACCATGCACGCGGATGGCACCGTAGCCTGTTCGTGCGCCACGTTCAATGATTCAGACGATGCCAATGAGGCAGTCTCGCACAGCTGGAATGCCACCAGAGAGGACATCTACCTCTTACAGCTTGCAGAGAGCGATTATATTGAGGAGGAGTGAGAAATGAGTGTAATCATTACGCCAACAGACTTAGACGAAGCAATACGCCTGGAGATGGACGGCCATGCACCAATACAGCACGGCGAACCATGTGACATATGCAAGGCATTCGCTGATGCAATGGTGTCTAGCGCCAGCACAGTTGGCATCATCGAAGAGTTTGCGGCTGAGGGTGCTCGCTGTAACAGCATCCAACTATACATCAGCCTGCTAGGTGCATTCCATCGCGGGATCATGCTAGGTGCAAAGGCACAGGAGCTAGCAACCAACAGGAATAAAGAAGATTTAGAGGGTTGGTGGGAGTTCCAGGATAAGGGCTAAATAGACTTAGCCTTAAAGACTTATGATTGGTTGGGTGATGCTTTCATGGGGCCTCTTGGGCCCCTTGAATGCCTCACAGAAGCAATTATAGCAGCCTGTGGAAATCGATGTCAAGTACTTTGTTTCGAAGGAGATGAGATGACAATAGCAGCAGAGAAAGCTACAAATGCAAGCAGCTGTTGTGGCTATGCTCAATCGATGGAAGGTAGAACAGTTACCTAATGGGGATTTGAAGATGAGGAGGAGGAGATGAGATTTGCTCTAGGATGTTGGGATTTTGGATTTGCCAATAAGACCGGGTTTTGGCTCATTCAAGCAGGGTTTCTTCAAGTTTGGTATTGGAAGAGGAGACTCAAGTAATCACGTACTACAGGAGATGAGATGACAATAGCAACGGAACTATCGATGCAATGTAGCCTATCTTTCATAGTCATCCGCAAGATTAGAGATGACTTAATGTTCCTGCTGAACATTGATGATGCCAGCGGGAGCGAGTACGAACAGTCTGTAAAGCACATTGAGACTGTGCTTGAGGGATTCGAGGACTTCACAATACGTACTCTAGCGGCTGTAAAAGTGTAATCATTACAGTCATGGACAGAACAGAACAGGTACTCGCGCTGGTGTTTGCGTCACTTAAGAAGAACCCGCCAGTAGTGAGGCCAGCACTGAGGAGGATATTTAGCCAATGTGAATGCGGTAATGAGGCATGTAATTGCGCTTCATGCCTACATCAGAAGGGCGGCAAGCGCAATACATGCAGGGTATGTGCATTGATCGCTGGCCAGAACACAACAAGGATTGGACTGACAACGTATAGGAGCAAATATTGATATGGCTTGGATACCTGTGACATTGTGGCTGACATCTCTGTTAATAGCACTGGGGGGCTTGGCCTTTGCTGTCATAGCAACAATCATTAAGCTGGATACAGGGGTGTTTACACAATACGTTATGACGATTGATTTAACAGCATTAGGCTTGCTGGTAACAGCTAGGCTTGTTGCTGCCATAATGGGGAGGAGCAAATACTAATGAGGGTAGAGCAGATCAAGTGTGACGTGTGTGGCAGAGCAAAGGGAGAGGGGAATCATTGGCTAGGAGCTACAGTATCAGAGGATCCACCTTACATTGGAATATCTGGTTCTAGCAATGTTGACCTAGATCTATGCTCTGAAGAGTGTATGCAAAAACTACTGGCTATGGTGCTGGTTAGAATTAGAGCACACAGTGCGAGTGTGTCAGTGATATCATACCCACAATAAAGTGCATGGTCCGCTTGACGGTTAGAGATCGTAGTGCTACTCTTCCATCAGGCTTAAATAAGTTAGCCTACAAAACCAGAGAGGACAATTAGAATGGAAACACCTACGGAATTTCAGGGCTTGTACTTGGAGCCTGACCAACTAGTAACAGACGACAATATCCGATTCGGGCTGAAAGAATCCCGCGTCCAGAGCCTCATGCAGAGTATCCTAGACCGTGGTGGCGTCATGGAGCCGCTTGAAGTAGAGGCTACCACTAATGGTACTTACAAGATCACAGATGGCGCATATCGCAGGGAAGCTGTAGCTCGCCTCAATAAAGAGCAAGGCGCTGGCCTGCTTCTACCCTGCATGGTGGTTGATATCAACTCAGGTAAAGAGCGTGTTATGAGGCAGCTAGAGCATAACGGCGAACGCGAGAACATGACTCCGATGGATACCGCATACGCCATTAAGAAGCTGATGGACATGGGTATCTCGCGCACTGAGATTCGAGGGATGTTCAAGCGGCCTGGAGGAGCTAAGGGTAATAAGATTCAGCCTGCTAGTAATAGCTTCCTCAACATGATGCTGTGCTACTTGGACCTGCCCAAGACAGCACAGAGGAAGATTCACGAGGGTGACTATGGCGTAGCTGGCGCATACACTCTCTATAAGACTTGGCTGAAAGATCCTAACCGCATCAATGCCGTGATAGCTGAGCTTGACTCAAGCAGGGCCAAGCTGTATGAGGATCAGGAGAAGGATGAGGAGCGATATCTCAACTCCATAAAGAAGGTGGAAGAGGTAGAGGCCAAGCAGGTATCACTGGCATCCGAGCTAGAGCAGGCTAAGGCGACAGCAGATGTGATGTCAGCCAAGTTCTCTGAGCTATCCAAGGTAGAGAATGACGCCTATGCTAAGACTCTTGTCACTGATAAAGCTGAGAAGGATAAGGCCCAGGCAGAATTGAAAGAGTCTAAGTCACATAGTGCAGAGGCGCTTAAGGCATTCGAGGAGAGTAAGAAGACTGCGGATAAGCTGGCGGCAAAGCTGGAGACGGCCAAGAAAGAGGCTGAGAAGATTCGTAATAAGCTGGAAGCCAAGCGCAAGGAGACCAGCAAGAAGAAGAAGGCAGTCACCTCTAAGGATGTGGTTAAGGCTGCTAAGAAGGTCGGAGTAGAGGACGCTGGCGGCCATGTGCAGTTAAAGCTGGCTGAGATCCGGTCATTCATTAGTGAACTCGCTCTGCCGTCATCACAGCCCAAGGTACAAGCTATTGGTAAGGCACTGCTGGACTGCATCAATGGCATCACCACAGATAAAGAGTGCATGAAGGCTCTAGCTATGGTGACTGGCGAGACTCCTGTGAAGAAGGCGAAAGTGGATAAGGTAGCCTAATGGAAGAGTCCACAATCAGCACATTTCTAGATGAAGAATGCATCAGTTGTCTGGAGGACCCTGACCCATCTCATCCAATGGGTTATGACAATTATAAGTGCCCACAATCTAAGCGGTCATGTGGGCACCACTGCAACCACTCGTGGAGCCACGATGAATGCTGCTGGTGCAATACGGAGTTTGGACCCATAGAAGAAAGCCCCGAAGTTGAAATGGACAGAAAAGTTGGGCATTAGGTAGCTCTTCTCCTGTAACACTAAGGGCCGGTCATCAGCCAAGATGATCGGCCCTATTTTTGTGCCACAAAGTGTAATGATTACACTTTATTCCTACTCATCCTCATGTAGTACTTAAATAGCATCTTCCATATGTGGCCGTTGTGGTCTAGCCTCTTTCCATCTATACAGTCATATGCCTCCATATTGCCCCCTTGGGTCACAACTGCATAAGTAGCTAGAAGATTATCCACCTCAAGGAGATGTACATCTTCCCCTAACCCCCTGTGGCCTCTAGCATTTATGGTGTTAAGTACTCTTATGCTCATGGCCTATACTCCACACTCATATAGACTCCCCCAATCCCCACAGCAAAGCTAGTACCTAGTGCAGTGCGGATGCTGGCAGCATACTCCTCTGTGGTGTGAGTGGACCCAGCAGGCCACACTGGTAGATCAAGCCAGAATGCAAAGCCCAATGCTGTATGCACTGAGATCGACAGCCCACTCATTAGGTAGTTGATGGTGGGTGTGAATCCATATGTGCTGAGGCTGAGATCACACACAGTCCTGAGTGCTACGACGAGATCAGAACGTATACCCAAATACTTATTTGGTGTGGTGCCGCCCGCAGTAAGTGACGCTGCTGATAGTGGTTTCTTCTTCTTCAGTTTCATTGATGTGCTCCATACATAATGTAGTCTAGGATGATACTCCAAACTCTTAGCCACCATGCCCATAGGGCCTGCCACCATGTGAGTCGCTTAGTCTTCTCTCCCTCGGGAATGGGATACTCAATCTGTTGGTCGTAGCGTGGCTCATTGGGTGAAGGGTGTGGTAGGGTGGGTGTCTCCTTCTTAGGGGTGTATGTCCAAGTCTGTATCACAGGCTTAGATACCGATGTGGTGGCATACTCAGTTGGGTAGTCTACTGATGGCACAGGCTTGTCTAAGAAGTCACAAATTCTGAACCAGTGGTATTTATCTCCTTCCTCCATATTCATTAGTAATAAATCCAATGGCCGGTCTTTGAAGTACTCTCGAACTTCTGCATTGTGACGCCTATATCTAGCTATGAATGTGTCTGGGTGGAAGTTTTTCATACCATAGAGAGCCTTATGTACTCTATGTGTGAATGGGTCATTATCCCACCCGGATCTAAACTCGTTATGCTCTGTGCTCCAGTGCTTGCGCACACTATTGAGCCAAGCCTGTTCATTCCGAGTGGTTAGGATGAACTTAGAGCCTGGGTATGCTTTGTCTAACTCCTTATACAGCAATGTGATAGGGAGATCAGTGAGAGCATAATACTCCTCTAATGTGCGGGATCTGCCACTAGTCAACATTTGGTCATAAATAGCCTTAGCCCAGTGTGCAGACTTCCAATGGGCACTGTCTAGGCCAAGGATCTTGAATGCTTTGTGCAGAGAGGTGGTGGCAGTCTTGTGCATCCCTATACCAAAGACTCGGGTAGGGACCGGCCCTAGTATTATTGGTGTGGGATCAAAGTTCCTATAGACAGTACCCATGCCAAACTTGCCGTAGTTGACTATGGTGTTATCTGCGGCGGCAAGCTCTAACTCATCCTCACCCATCTCAGCCGCTACCCGTGCATGCGGATACTCTCTGAATCGCATCTTGTCATTATGCTTGACAGCACTTAGATAAGCTGGGTCTATCTCGATACCCTTGTAGCCTAACCGCCGTAGCCGCGCATTGAAGTCCTTATCGTCATGGCCCCAGGCATCATACTTCTCATCGTAGCCACCAGCTTTGATGAAGGCATCAGCAGATACAACAATGCGACCACTAATGCCACGATCTAGGACTCCAGGCTGCATCTTAGCCCACATGAAGATGCCACTATCGAACTTCTTATCTACATGTGCCGCAAAGTTTGGGCCTGTGAAGTTATCTGCATCCAAGTTGACTAGGATGTCGCCACCTTCTAATATGCCTAGTCGGTGGGCCATGTTCTTGGCATGGGCCATGTGGAAAGGGCCAGTAGCAAGGAAGTCATAGTACACAAGCCTCCCCGACTCAATGGCGTTCACATGGATATTATCTATGTATCCCCGCAGGTCATTTTGGCCTGCTCCATACCCCAGCACCAAGAACTTACAGTTCTTATAGTCAGCATTGTCAGCCAGATTCTTAGGCAAGGTCTGCTGTAGGTGCTGAGTGCGATTCTTGCATGTTGTACAGAATACTATCATAAGGTTGGAGGAGTACTGGTACTAGGATACCATTAATCCTCAGTCTCCTCCTCCTTAGATTTGCTGATGCGGAGTGTATAGCTGGTACTCTTCTTCATGCTAGCCAGTATCACAGCAGGCGCAACACCATTAGAGAGCAGAAGCTCCTTATCCAGCACTGATCTCTCTGCTCCGAAGTAGCTCACTCGAATGTCATCTAAGAGAGCCTTGCCCACTTTGTGCTTGCCCAGTATATTCTTAATCTTAGTCTCAAGAGGCTTACGCATCTTAGCCGCCTCTGCTGCCTGCTCCTTCCAAGGCATATCCTCTTCAATGAGTCGCCGCAGTAGGAGAAGGTCTTTCTTGTCACTGATGAGATCACTAAGCTGTGGTGTCTTCTCTTCTTGGGGTGGGGGAGCGATAGGGTGCTCCTTAGCTACCGGCACCATACTAGGTGCTGGTGGCGCGGCTTCTTGTAAGCGTTGCTTTAGTTCGTTAGTCATGTGATTTACTCCGTTCTGCTAGTTCTTTGTTGACACAATTCATTGCACTTTCCTTGGTAAGGAACTCAGAATATCCACAGTATGCTTGACCAACATATGCCTTCCATAACTCGTGCTCTACCCGAGCTGTTCCGACCACAGCGCCCTCCTTGGTTACGCATAAATAGGTTTCTGGGAATGACTCAGTTCTATGCAGAGACCAAGTGCAGTCCAAAGAGCTATCTCTGTGTGTAGGTTTTGGTGATCCACAACCAAGGAACCCTAACATCAATAGCAAATAGGCGTGTCTCATTTATTACCTCCTACTATTTGGGCTGTCACTTCTACTACCACTAACTCCTCTGGCCTGATACTCTTAGATGCAGACTTGATTGCGTCCTTCTTGTTAGCAAAGAACTCGGTCTCATACTCCTCTAACTCTGCCATAATCCTGGGTATTGTCTTGTTGCGAGTAGTCATGAAGTAATGTCTCATTACTCCTCCTCACAGTCTGCTTGTACTTGCTCTAGGGTTTCATAGGGTGGGTCAAAGGGCGGCATGATATAGCCATGGACTCCAATAGACTTAAGGAATCCAACTATCCTGCTTAGTTCCTTGTCAGTTGCTTCTAATGCTACTTCTACAATTGTCTTAGGACCTTCCGGCGCGGGCATAACTACCTCCTCAGCCATCATACCAAAGTATACCGTGGTGTCAACTCTTATTTATCCAGAGATCCCCAATCAGCCGCCGTCACTGCACTGGCCTTGATTGGTACTGTAAGTGGAACACATGTCTCGAATCTGTATTTAGTAAGCTCGCCCATCTCCTCTGCCACGTCTTCTCTGCACTCGAATACTAACTCATCATGCACCTGTAGCAGCGGGTGGACTATATCCTCAAGAGTCTCTATATCGTCATTGATAGCAGCCATAGCTATCTTGAGTATGCCTTGTGCGCCAGCTTGTAATGGTAAATTGCCTGCCTCTCTCAGTGCAGCACTTACTACCCACTGTAAGACACTCCTAGCTGCTGTGACATGTAAGATACGCCCCCACATATCATGAATCATGGCGTGCCGTCTAACATAGATATCATCGGCACGCTGCATCTTAGTAAGTCCTATGTACTTTAGATAGAATGAGTTAATAAGATCAGTACACTTGTTCTCAGTCCACATAGGTATGAACTTACTGCATGTGTGCTTACTGGCGTCTAAGTGGCAGTTATCACATAGTACTGGCATCTGAGCCAGTAACCCGCCACCAGTTACACGGTACATAGAAGCTAAGATACAAGTCTTAGCTGGGTACCTGTGCTGCATAGAGTCAACAGTGGGGTAGATCCACTTACCTTTGTCATCTCTGTATCTTTCATCTTTGAGCTTGAATGCTGTGGTGGCGAAGTCAGAGTAGATGTCCTCTTTATTCCTATAGATAGACATGAGGCCAGGGTCTTGACTCCTATGCGCTGCGACTCTCATCTCTATCTGACTTAGATCTACTGAGAGATACACCCATCCTTCATCGGTAATAAATCCCTTACGAATCTCCTTGCCTCTGTCTGTTCTAGTGGGCATGGCAAGTAAATTAGGGTCTGCACAAGATAGCCTGCCACTGGGTACGCGAGTGGTTCGGAAGTTAGGGAACATGCGCCATGCTCCGAACGAAACCCTCTTGGCAAGTCTAGGCATTGGTCTGACATAAGTACCCCTTAGTTTCTCAAACTCCTTATATTCCAATAACTTGGGTACTACTGGGTGGTCATGCTGGATAGCAGTTAGTACCTCATCCTCGACAGACTCTCTATCACCGCTGCTGGTCATCTTAGGCCGTGCCTGCTTGAGACCTAGCTTCTTGAAGAGTAAGTCTGCTACCTGATCTCCGCTGCCACAGTTGATGTAGTACCCGGTAAGTGCTCTAACATCCTCAGTGATCTGATCCATATCGGATGTGAGTACTGTCTCTAACTTGGAGAAGTGATCTAGGTCAACTCTGAGGCCACGCTCTGCCATCTTGAGTATTAGTGGCATAGCGTTCATATCTATTCGTTCTGCATTGGCTGGGCATGGGCCATTAACTAGCCTTACTCCCCCATAGAGCCTCATTTAGAGAATGGGCATTCTTCACCAAACTGAGCATAGTATGTCCTATTCTCCAATGGCCCATAATATAAGACATGAGTTAGGCAGAGCCTACACCATAGTTCATAATCTCGTATTGATTCTCCACAGCAGTCACATCGTGATGTAATCATTACAGATTCCTCAGTTGCACTCCGTGCTTGTCTCCATAAGTCAGAAGAAGCTGATAGATAGCTTCATTCCTGAATGGTGACTCAGTGAATACGGCGGGCTTATCTGTGAAGAAGGCCCGGTAAAGATTGACTAATGGTTGCTTAGAACATACTATCGTCATGCTGCTCTCCTTTATAGATTAGGCGCGTCGGTGCTGAGGTTTAAGCACATGTAGCTGTCATGAGAGTATGGCGTCCCTCCCCTTAGCTCATGGTCTTGCATGTTGTACCCTTTTGATATCCGATATTTTATTCGCGCGCCCCAATATCATGCTGCTTTATCTGCCCAGAACTCCTGTGGCCGTCTTCTAACGTTGTGCTCCATCCATTTAAGTAGAGGCCACAGTCTTAATGTGGCGTCTGCATCCCTGCAAGCATAGTGAATCACCTTGTCTATTGGGGCATAGGTGATGCACTTCCCAGGCCATGAACCTAGCTCCTTCTCCACCATCTCATGGCACTCATCCCAGTTATCCCAAGCAGTGAATAAGTCCTTATCAGAGTTCTTATTGAGATCAGTAAAGAACCGCTTTAATTTAGTACTCATACTCTGTGCCTGATATATCTTCCACTTACCATCCTTGTCTCGTATCATCTCTGCTTCAGGCTTAGGCCACTCTTCTAAGTGAGCCTGCCTGTAGTAGTCCAGCACAAGAGGCTTAGCGTAGGGAGTTACTAAGTCATCAAAGTCCTGCATAGTCATCCCTAACTCCCTATAAGCTAGAGCTTTGAGACCCTGTGGCATGTTACCCAGTGAGAACACCTTGACCATAGTGTCTCTGATGCGACTATTAGGAAATACTAGCCCCATCTTCTTGACTACTTTGCCGTCAAAAAGCCAATTGTGAAAAAGTATAAGCCCCTTCCATTCACTAAGATACGCTTGGAAAGTCTCCAGTATATCGATCCTAGATGCCCTGACCAGATATCCCGTCCCTTCCCGGATTGAAAAGGTGAGGCAGAATGGATCTCCTCCACGTTTAACCTCCGTATCACATGCCATTAAAGTGTAATCATTACAGCCGCCCAGTATCGAGTGCAGGTGGGCTACACTTACAACCTCTTCATACTCTTCTCTGCCCTGGTACTTATCCTTGGGCAGCACTAACTTACCTATGATGTACTTACGCAACCTAGTCCAGTCAGTGCGGATGAGTAACATCTTCTTAGGTTCATGGATGCCACCCGCCGGGTGGTACATAGGGAATGCCTTGCCCCACATAGTAGTAACTGGCATTCCATGCTGTAACTCAAGGTCTATATCTGGATCAATCGCTCTGCAAGCGAAAGCCCCCATCGGAATGATGAGGTTAGGCTTGTGTCTTTCAAGATTGGGGTAGAGATGGTGCTCGGCACATGCCTGCAATAAATCACAGTCTGCCTGCCGCTTAGTATCAAGTTTCCCTTTAGGTCTGTCTGGTAGGCAAGAGATAGCATTGTCAAAGTATACTGAGTCTCTTTTGAATCCTGCGATTGGTAAGTATCCACGGTTCACCTCATCTCCTGTCTTGCCCATGAATGGCAGTCCCCGTCTGTCCTCTGTAGATCCTGGGGCTTCACCTATGAAGTGATAGCCGCAGTCAGCAGGGCCATCTGGTGGCACACAGTTATTCTTGCCTGGACAGAGGGGGCAGCGGCTCACTTTACCACCCCAAGTGTAGACCCAGCTTGTTTGCTAGGAATAAGCCCAGATATACCCAGAGTGTCAGCCCTGTAGCCTCTAGTAGCATATAGAGAGCCTTTCTTACCATCCTCGTATCTCCTTTATGATCTTCCTTGCCGTCTTGACTCCTAGTCTAGGCAGCTTCAGCCAGTCCATCTCACTTGAGTTAGCTAAGTTAATAGGCAGTTTGAATAACTCCTCTGCCTGCAAGCTATGCTTGACTCCGATATCCTCTATGTCACTCGCCCACTTTCTCACTAGCGTTGGCTTGCCCCTCATGTCTGGGATGCAGAGCTTCTGTACCTCCAGCATCGAGGTGTGACTCTCCCAGGGTTTCTGGAAGTAACTGTAAATAGAGGATATATTGAACGCAGTATGTATCAAGTCGCGGCTCTGAGAGATTAATACACCTGACATTGAAACACTTAGTAAGTAGTTGAATAGCTTCGTATAGAGTGTCCTGCTGCTCCTGTACTTGCAGAATCCCCATGATGTTCCTCCATTGAATCCTTCCATCAGCCAGCCCTCTGGGTCATGTGGTCGCCAGCAGCCCTCTAACATAAGGATGCTGACCTGATACATCTGACCCATACCTACCTTCTGGTGTGCTGAGTACCTACTGTCGTCTATACAGTTGAGCATGTCGTGCAGAGTCTTACGCTCTATGCCGATCATGATCTTACCGTGAGGCCCATTGCCCTCGAATGCAGCATCAGCAAACTCTAATGCACCCTTATCACAACTGATACCTATGCGCCGGATATGTGAGATGAGCTTATCCACAGTGGTTAGATCACGCTGTTTTTCAGCCCCAGACCTATAATCAACGAGGATCATAAGCAAATATTGACCACCCTACAGATACCATGAGTACAGCAGTTAACTCTAAGTTCCCACCCATATGGCAGTAAGCGGCTATGCCTATACCACCAAGAATGAGGACAAATGCTACTAAGTACTTCATAGACTCCATTCCTTCATATCCACCTCGGGATAGATAGCGGACACTAATCCTCTGAAGTTACAGTCATCACCTATTAACTCCATTCCCTCTAGGCTTCGGTTATGCTTACACTTCAGGAGCCTAATACCAAACGTGCCAGGAACCTCCTTATGCGTGATTCCGTTAATGCGTGGCGGATTATAAAAGTGCCGTAGTTGTATCTGCCATAAGTAGTCCTGATCGGGGAATCCTTGGCGCACTTTGTTGCCAGTCTTTCTCTTGGTGTCGCTGCCATCTCTCTCCTTCATTGGCTGCCCAGCTGAGTCAGTCACAGTCAGATACTCATCTCTTATCTTGTTGGTGCCAATAACTATCTTGCCTGAGTCCCATGCTCTAGCTGTCATAGCCCGCCGTCCAGCATAGACATCTCCATACTTAGTCTGCGGCCAGACGTTAGCCAACTTACCGAACTCAGCAAGCCTCTGGAGTTCCCAGAAGTCGCTATCACCATCAATGGCTACTGTGACTGCATCAGTATTATCAAGAGCCTTATAGAAAGTGCTCCGAGTCTCCCTGAAGTAGTCTTCATACATACCCTTGGCAGTCGGCCCAGTGTTCAGAGGGACCTTTATTACCTTGAATGCAAACTGATCCGACTTACGCTCTTTGGGCGGATTAGGATTGTCAAGCAGGCCGTCAAAGCCACGATCTAATGCGATGAATATGCCAGGGCCTGGGCAGGAGAGAATGAACTCACTCTTGCCTGTGTTAGTCTCGCCTTCAGTGCCGATGAGCAGAGGCTTGAGGAACCTGCCATTAGGCAGCTTCATCCTGACACGAGCTTGTGCAGCAGGCTGGAATCCATCACGTAAGAAACTTGTGGGCAGACTCATTCCATCCCTGCTTCTTGTGCTCGTCTGTACTCCAAATAGTCCATAAGTAGCCGCCAATTGTCGTCAATCTCTTGCTGTGTGAACTCAATGCGCCATTTCTTCAGCATCGGCTTCATTGGGTAACTGTAGTCTCCATTCAAGAACAGTACATGTAACTCGGCAAACAGTGTATCTGTAGCCTTGCAGTAAGACTTGATCTGTGACAGCCACATGAATTGACTAGTCAGATCACCCACAGTCTTAGTTGACTTGTAAGTACTCTTGAACTCGTGTATTACCTTCACCCACTTATATATGAAGCTGAGGCTTTCACCATCAGGCGACATATACACACCGTCGTACTCTATCTCGGACGGATGGTCTACTACATCAGGCAGTAAGTCAACATATTGCCGCTCCCAGCCAAGCCCGATCAGAATCCTAAGCACTGTAGTAGGATCAGTGATTTCTCTAGCATCTACCAGTGATAACTCTTCAGCCCATTCAGGCTTGAGTATCCCCATCTCAGTAGCCATGCACCGTATAATGCCGGATACATGCTGCCCTGGAGATCGAGGGATCTTAGGTGGAGGCAGAGTTAGATTGACTGGGAGTTCAGTTACAACCATTATAGACTCTCTATTGGGTCTGGGTCAGATACAGCCACAATCTCTAATGGCTGTGGCCGGAATAACATGCTAACTTGGGGCTGTCGATTCAGGATTCTAAGCACACCAAGAAACTCTCTCTTCCAGTCAGAGCCTAAGCAGGCTTGGATTACCAGCCTTATAGATTCATCTATTTTCACGATTGAGTTATTGAGTTTGACAACAGCGTGATAGTTCCCACTCTTACTCTTAGAGATTACCCAACTCGGAGAGAACCCTTTCCTACCCAAGATTCCCACTCTCCCCTTAAAGGTACTAAGAGCCTCTTCACTATCTAAGTCAAAGGTAAGAGTCTGATCGTCATTGGATATAATCTCTCTACCCATGTCTTGGGCTTGTTTGATATGATCCTTCTCACTTCGCAGATCATAGTTTTCACTGCATAACTCTTCTACTTCAAGTGAATAGTCCATTGTGATTTATCCTCTGGGGTCCCACGTCTAACGCCATGAGACCCCAAGTTTTAGTCAGAAGCGCCACAGACTGACTAAACTCTTATGACGGCTTCACCATAGCCCCAGCCTTCTCATACCCCAGTTGGTTGAGTAAGCTATTAGCTCCATCGTCATTGGTGAAGTAGGCATCCTGCACAGCCTGTGCCATATCATCACCATAAGTCTTCTTCACGGCAGAGAACGTACCAGTGCGGAAGGGTAGCCATGCCATACCCTTGGGATTCTTCTCCAACACTTCAGAGCCAGAGTTGACAGCGGCAGACAGTACATCTGCTTCGTCACTGGCAGGAGTAGCCTTAGTCCCAGGCTTGCTGATTGGAGTAGGCTTGACAGCCCCATTTACCTTAGTGACCGGCACTGCTGTAGCACCAGTTGGAATACCACCAGTGCCTTCCCACGGTTTGCCGTCATCAAGGATCTCACTCACTACGGAGATAGTCCTGTTCTTTCTCTCCGTACCTGCATTCTCCATGGTGGCACTACCGAAGCTCTTACGTTCCTCCGGCTCAGGCACATGTGCAATAACTACATGCGTTCCATCAAGCACAGAGATGTCATTACTAAACACTCCAGCCGGTAAGCCAGAATCATAGTAAGACTTGAGCAAAAGAGACCAGTTAGTGCTGTCGGGTAGAGTACTCCCAGATCCTCCCGGTATAGCCACGAGTGACTTACCCGTGTCTGGGTTGGGTGCAAAACTCTTGTGAGCATTGGTGCCCAGCGAGTAGAAAGCAGTATATGCCCCATCTCCCTGATGGCTAGAGTCACTGAGGCTGTGGGCCTTCACCATCACACCAAGTCTCGACTCACCCAACTTTTGACCTGCTTTGTTCTCTGCTTGAAACATCTGTACAGTGTGCTCTAGTGCATACTGCCCCGGAGGTATACCACCCCCAGCAGCATACATATTGAGATCACCGAAGTTAATTCCTGCCACTTCGACAGGGGGTGTTACCTTTTTAGCTACTGGCATTACTTTCTCCTATTTAGTTGATCTTGCTTCTTAAACCATCTCTGATCCAAGCTCGTGCTGATGCTGTAACTTCTTGAGCACAGTCACCTGTACCACCGTTACCTAGTGACTGCCAGTACCACTGATCTTGTTTGACCCCATTGACCCTCTCTACTCTACGCCAGATATGGTAAGGACCGCTCTTACCATTGTCTGCCTTGTAGTAAATAGTAATGGCGTCACTTGGAACATCTGTAATCATTACACTTTACCTCAGAGCAGGTGGCTGTGGAAGCACACTAACCGTCTTGAAGAAAGCATGAAAGCTTCTAGGTGCTAAGTGTCCATAGCGGGGTATGAACCATTCAACATGTGAGTCACCTATGAATCTTTCACTCCAGTCAGTCTTACTTCTCACATCCCTCCCCACCTGCTGTACGAATCTCTGCATAGTTCTATAAGGGCGATACTCTGGGTCTAACTGCTCTCTTGCCTTCTGTATCTTAGAGGGCGGCTCAAAAGGTAACTTGAGTATGACAGTGAAGCGGCACTGATCGTTAGGGAAGTCATAACCTTCACCAATAGAAGGCGAGACTAAGATAGCGCCAGCGCCAGCGTTACGGAAGCTCTCTATAACTTCAGTAGGCGCCTCACCTTTAGGGTTAAGGATCATCCTAGAAGAGAATCTACTAGAGTCCTTAACTCCGGTCTGATACCCGAAGGAGGTTGTCTGTATAATTCCCTTGCGGTCAGTGCGCTTTGCAAGTATCTGGTCAAGCCTAAGCCACAGCATGGACAAGTCGTCTGAGGATCTACTATCGACTCGCATCGTGGGCACATAATAGATAGGACATCGCTTTGGATCAAAATCACTGTCGAACTCCTTGAAATCAAAGTTATCTTTGCCTATGCCACACATATACATAGTCTTAGGTCTAAGCGTGGCACTTACTATGATGATCTTAGGTACTCTGAACAAGAGAGCGCCTTCAGCATACTTACCCGGTCGGATAGGATCAAACTGATAGCCCTGTTCTAACTGCTCCACTATCCAATCCTGTGGGCTGGCAGTAGCCAGTGTAGCCAAGCGGCGAGTTAGGTTACGCATGTGAGTGAAGTGCTTCACCCAAGCTGGCTTAGGCTGCTTAGCTCCATTCAACTTACTCTGTGCCGCTAACATCTCTAACTCAGCAGTAGCTCTGGCATAGACAGCCCAACTCTTCCAGGTACTAAACTCCTGTGACTCGGGGTTAGTGGGGAAGTCTAGGTGTAAGTCTTGCTCTATCTCCTTATGATTGAGTATGACTTGCATCGCAGAAGCCAGAGCTTCAGGGCACTGATGACCTTCGTCAAAGATAACTTGTTGTATGTGGTTCCAACCTTGACCGTACTTCTTACTAGCCGTCCACTTAGCATAGTTAGTAACTATCAGCTTAGATGTACTAGCCCGTAACTCAGCCTGACTACAAGGGCACGCCACACTACCTATATAAGGACAGCGGCTAGCAAAGCCTTCCTCACAAGTGTAAGTGGGGTCATCAGGCTTCATGTCACATTGATAGTTACGTCGTCCTCGGATATCCACCATACCTATAGGTCCGAAGTCACTCATCAACTGATCTTGTAGGCCCCGAGAGTTAGTAACTACTACAGTAGGTGTGTCACTCTCTATAGCATGAGCCACATAAGCAGGTGACTTACCGCTGCCAGTGGGGGCACATATAGCTACAGTTCTCTTAGTAGATCGTGACATCAGATCTATCATGCCCTCTTGGTTAGTCCTCCAGTCAGAGAACTTACTCGGAAGCCCGTATTGGTGTGGTGTCTTCAACAGGATCAGAGTAACCCAACGTATACCACCCTGTCAACTATTATTATTGAGAATACTTGTGTGATGTTCAAGCGCCTCAAGGAAGCTCTCAAGTCCCATCCCTAATGCAGCACTCACCTTCTGTGCCACATTTAATGTAGGACGGCGCTTGCCCGAGAAGATGCGGGACAGATGATTAGGGTAGAGGCCAGAGGCTACGGCAATGTCTGTGAGGTTGATGTAGTCGCCTGCAAAGTATACGCTCTGGCTGCTGGGGTGCCGGTACATATTCATATACTACCACTAGGGTAGAGCTTGAGACTGTAATGATTACACTCAATAATAAATATTGACGACTGGTTGTAATTGGTGGTAATCTTCTTTTGTGGCGAGACGGCAATTGACATGGGAGGAGCAGAGAGTGCGGCGCTGGGTGAAAGAGCACCGTGGCATCCTCACTCAAGTAGCTCTCTCTCATCAGCTATCCCCACAGTTTGTGCAGGCTGTAGCTTATGGCACCAATCATACAGCTATAGCTACGGCACCTGTGGTGGAGAGAGCACTTCGTAGTGCCGGATGGCCTGGAATTAGGAGAAGGCAATGAACGTACATGAACATTTGATTAGGGCACAACAGAGCGCAGCTGCTGCTATGGAGATTGCAGAATCAGTAGCCCATCTCAAGAACCGTAGGTCTGCGGATGCTGCTACTTATGCTACTTATGCTGCTGCTCGTGCTAAGGCTAATGCTGCTTATGCTAATTATGAGGCTGCTCGTGCTGCTGACGCTGATGCTAATGCCGCTGCGAGACTAAAGCAACAGGACCTAAATATGCAGATAATCCGTAGGCATCTACACTGCCCAGTCAATCTAGGGTAAGGAGAAGGGTATGACAATGGCAGAGAGAATTGCCGAGCATAATCAGATAAGCACAGACACAATCTATGGGCCACTTACCTATGATATGTATACAATCTGCGGCCATAGTTGCTGCCTATTTCTCCCCGAGTTTGGTCATCTGAATGATGAATACATATGTGGATCATGCGGCAGCAAATGGACTGTAGTTGACAAGAGTGACCCAGTTTGGTCTGAGATTTCACGGGGGATATGATGCCTAAGTTTCTAGAGGATAAATTAAAGAAGGAGTACGGCAGCAACAATAATGCCATCTATGGCACTATGAACAAACTGGGGGCCATGAAGGGTAATAAGATCACCAAGAAGGGTGAGGACATGCAGAAGAAGCATGACTCAAAGATGAAGAAGTAAGAGGAGTGGGGAGAAGGAGCAATAAAATGCGCAACTTACAACGTGGCGGGCTGCTTATCGCAACAGCCCTAGTAGCAGTTCTTTCAGCACATGCGTCGACGGTGAACTGTGCCTCAGCAACCGGAGTCATCACGTATGGAGTAGCCAACACCGACTCGTTTTTCTGTGGCAATGTGGTGTTCTCCAACTTCATACTAGATGCGGTGTCAGGTGGGGCTGGCAGTGTCACCATCATTGGTGCAGACTACAACACAGTAACGGGGCAGGTTGTACTTAACCTTGATCCTGATCTAGTTAGTGACCAAGATGACCTGCTCACCTATCAAGCTGCTGCCTTCACAGGGTTCAAGATCACTGGTCTTGATGCTTCCATTGGTGGTGATGATGCTGCTATGGATGAGCGTGCTTGCCTCCTGCCTGTGCCGACCAGTGGGCCATCTGCTTATCTATGTCCCAAGGGAACTCAGTTAGGGTCTATAGCTATAGCAAGTGGAGATCCTGATATGCCGGTGTTTTCTAATCCCTTTGGTTACATAGGGCCAGTCTATGTAGTAAAGGATATTGGTACAGGCCCAGGGGGATCTGAGTCAGTAGTAAATCAGAGCTTTGAAACTGCCAATGATACTCCCCCAGTTCCAGAGCCAGCCAGCCTGCTTCTACTTGGTGGTGGTCTGTTTGGTCTAGGTTTATGGAAGAGGCGTAAAGCCTAGATTCTTAAGGGGATGGCTAAGGTCATCCCCATTAAGTGTAATCATTACATGCAAATCAAATTCAAATCAATGGGAGTCCCGATACTCTTGGTGTCTGACAACCCGGCACTACAAGGTGGACTCTCCCGCATGTGCCGTGACTTAGCCAGTCTATGCAGCACAATGCCGCAGTTCAGAGTGGGTGTATTAGGTAGAGGGTTAGGGCAGCGCAGTAAGTTCCCTTGGATAACCTATGACTTCCCCGAGTCTGGTAACTGGGGTGAGGATATCATAGAGCCTGTCTGGAATGACTTCGCAGGAGAAGATTCAGGTGTAATCATTACACTTGATGATCTATCCCGGCGGCACTGGTTCACTAATCCAGTTGGCATGTCTCCTCAGTTACAGCGGTTCCTAGGTGATGGCCGTAACTTTAAGAAGTGGGCTTACCTCCCGCTTGACTCTACTGGCCCCAAAGGATTCACACTCAGTGCTGCTGCTACTGACTGTGCTCTCAGGTATGACCGAGTGCTTGCGGCATCAGAGTGGGGATATAACTTACTGAGAGCTAGTGGTAGACATGATGCTGACTGGTTGCCTCATGGTATATGGGTGGATAAGTTTAACCCTTGGCCTCATTTATCTGACCCAAATGTATATGTTGGATGTGTCATGGCTAACCAGTCCCGCAAGGACTTCCCTGCTGCCTTTGAGGCATTCGCTGTGCTCAAAGAAGAGTATGGTAACAGGCTCCGTATCTGGCTGCATACAGATGTGATGATACGATACTGGAATATCTATGCATTAGCTGCTGACTATGGTGTATCTGACTGCATAGAGGTAACACAGGATAAAGATGATAAACAGCTTGCTCTACATTACTCTGCTTGTGACTGCACTATCCTCCCTTCTGCTGGGGAAGGATTCGGATTCCCTACTGCTGAGTCTCTTGCTTGTGGTACTGCCTGCATTGTTACTGACTATGCTGCTGGCCAAGAGATAGTAGAAGAGGAGTGCCGTGTTACTCCACTCGCGTACAGAATCGATACTCAACATAATTGCAGACGTGCTGTGTTATCTGGTTATGCTTTTGCACAGAAGGCGAAAGAGCAAATAGAAAAGAAGCGTGCCGACTGGGGGTATAGGTCACAGGAGTTAGCTAACTCAGTGAGTCACCTTGACTGGACTAAGCTGGGTAACTTGTGGCGTAAGTGGCTGCTGGATGGAATCAAATGACACACGAGGTAGTTAGTGTGATATGCAGTGGGTCTAATTTGACCAGTCATATTGACAGAATCATAGACAATACTGGCAATTACTTCGCCCCATGTGTAGCATATGAAAAGCTACTCAGGACCTCTACCCCAGACATCATTATCTACATCCATGATGATGTGACTATTCATGATTCTAACTGGCTAGAGAGAGTTATAGATTGTTTTGATGTGCCTATGTATCCTTCTGAGAATACTGTGGCTGTTGGTCTTGGTGGTGCAACTCAGTTAGGTAATGGCAACCTCTACCGCAAGCCATACAACATTATGAACATGGCCCGCTACGGCTATGCCAGCAACCAGACTGATGCCGAAGTGCATGGTGCAAGATTCACTGGAGTAAGAAAGGTGGCAGTCCTTGACGCTTTCTTCATGGCAGTTAGAAGAGATTGGCTTCTATCTATTGGAGGCTGGCCCGTCCGTTATCTTACTCATCACTGCCTTGATACTTGGCTGGCGTGTGAGGCAGCTAGAGCGGGGAAAGAGATCTGGATGGTAGGTGCGTCATGCACCCATCACGGCGGCGGCTCCTCGACTAAGGACACTTACAGAGATGCTAAGTGGCTACAGGGTGGGAGCCGTGAGCTTGACCACCGACTGCCGCATAAGTGGATCTATGAAAACTATGGGGATGTGCTTCCCATAATCATATGACTAACATAGTGATGCTAGTACGTGATAGGTACATCCTAACTAGGCAGGCTCTTGATTCTCTGTGGGAGCATACTAACTACGATGATTACACTCTGACTGTAGTAGATGATGGCTCTACTGATTTTAGGGTTAGACACTTTACTCCTGATCTATATGTTGAAAGGAGTTCACATACCCTATCTCAGTTAAAGAATCTCTGTATCTACTGGTCTGAGCAGCACTTTGGCCGTGGCGATTGGTTGTACATCAGCGACAATGATGTGTACTTCGCTAACGGGTGGCTCAGTGATCTTATAAGAACTGCCAAGTTAACTGAGAGAGATGGGTTTAACCTATGGGGTGGACAGCATCATCCGTACCATAAGCCCATAGATAGTTGGATATCTTCAGTGGGTATGCTATGCGCCACAGAGCATGACTGTCTAGCTGGTACCTCATGGCTGATGCGGTGGTCAACTTGGGATAAGTATGGCCCATTCAAGCGTGATACTGCACCCGGAGTATGTCAGTCAGAGGACTATGAGTTTACCCAGAGACTACGTGCTGATGGCGGTAGGATTGGTGTCATCCACCCCCATGTAGTTATTCATACGGGCATTACTAACTCAGAAGGCAAGCCCGCTGTCGGGTCTGATCTGTTTCCTAGAGTACCCGGAGTAATCTATGAGTGAACTACTACTTAATGTAGGTAGCGGCCAGAGACCCTTCAAACCACCTTGGATCAATATAGATAAGCAGGCTAAGTGGTACCCGGACATCCTATGGGACTTTGGCAATCCACTTGAGTCACCACACTACAAAGATGACACAGTGGATATGATTGTGATGCACCACATACTGGAGCACTATGGATGTGGTGAAGCTAGTAATGCTCTGACTGAGGCTCACCGACTGCTCAAGCCCAATGGCTCCCTCCTAGTCTTCGTGCCTGACATGTATGAACTAGGTTGCATGTGGCGTGAGGGCAGGATCTCGGACCAAGTATACATGACCAATGTGTATGGTGCCTATATGGGTGATGATGCTGACCGCCATAGATGGGGCTATACTAAGTCAAGTCTCAAGTCTGTATTACTTAATATAGGATTCAAGGCTGTAACTAGCTTCAACTGGCGCATGATAGAAGGTGCTGACTTGGCACAAGCAAGATGGGTGCTGGCAGTGGAGGCGATACGGTAATGAAGATACATCCCATGACTGCTCTGAAGTGGGGTACTATTTTGGGTAAGAGAGCCTTTGTTATTGGCTACAGACTGGTAGAATTAACATCATACTATCTTATCCTTATTACACACCCCCGCACTTACTATAGATATCTATGGCGCAGACCCAATTGGATGGTATCTGGATCTTTGAGTATTAATAGATCTTTCTATAGCAAGTTAGTACATTTGGAGAAGAGATGGGATCGATATTAATTGTAGCTAGGAACTCACTGGCACTTACTAAGTTAGCAGTCAAATCTGCACTAGCCCAGGATGTTCCATGTGACGTGCTAGTCATAGATAATGACAGTGCTGATGGTACATCTTACTGGCTTCGCACTAAGCCGCTTGCCTATATCGCCTATCACCCACAGAAGTCACTGTCTGCCTGCTGGAATGCTGGTATCAAAGCCTTCTGGAGTGTTGGTGCTAGTGAGGTATTGGTCATCAATAATGATGTAGAGATAGCCCCCAATACGTATAGAATATTGAGTGCTGGAGAAGGATTTACTACAGGAGTTGGAGTATCAGATAGGGAACAATTTAAACCAGTCCCAGGTATTCTGCTGGGTACAAGCAGACCCCACCCAGATTTCTCCTGCTTCATGATACGGAAAGAAGTAACAGATAAGGTTGGCTGGTTTGATGAGTCATACTATCCAGCATACTGCGAGGACTCCGACTATCATGTGCGTATGCACAAGGCAGGTATAGAGGCTGTCTGTGTTGACCTACCCTTCTACCACTACGCAGCAGGCACACTCAAGAATGCTAACCCCGCAGAGGCATCAGCTATAAAGCATGGGGCGGATGCTAATAGAGAGAGATTCAGGAAACAATATGGCTGCTTACCTGGGTCTGATGCCTATAACAAGCTGTTCGAGGAGTGATAGAGATGCTACTTAATCTGATAGAAGATATGAATAAGTGCCTGCCTGATTCATCATATGAGAAGCCTCTGCTAGAGATTAATGGATGGAAGTTCTTTCTTGATGAGAATGGCTTCTTACCATCCGCCAGTAATACAATGCTGGTGGCTAAGATATTGGCATGGAAAGATACTGAAGATAATCATTACGCATCCTGTGTGGGTAACAGTACCCCACTAGGAACTATACAGTACCAGAAGGGACGTGACTTATCCACTGGATTCACACAGGGGTGTGTGATAGACACAAGATTCTTTAGTAGATACGGGTCCAAGGGTATTCAAGATGAGTGTAGTAAGACTCTGCAAAGACTAATAGACTTTGTGTCTAGTAGGGAATCTCTTACTTAGGCTTCAACTGCCCAGCAGTAGGTAGGATCTTATGAGTCATAAGATAGTCATCTATCTTTTGGAGCTCAGCCGCAGAAGCATCAGCTATTGAGTTATGACCGAAGTTAGACTTGACTGCTAGTCTAATATCCGGTGTGGCCTTTACCCCCGCAGGATACCCAGGTAGATTTAACTCCTGGGCATGAACATGCAGTCCAGCATTGACTTGACTCCTAGGTAGAGTGAGTGTAGCAGTATCTCCCGCTGGTTTCACTGGTGGTATTCCTCCTGGTTGTGCTAGCTCCCCGTTACCTACTGGCTGTAGGAATGACTTCACATTAGATAGAGAGTCCTCAGTAGAGATAGGACGTGGGAACTTTGAGTTAGTGGCTGTGAATGATGAGGTTGGGCCAGTCACAGGCTGCACTGGTCCTGTTGAGAATGACGTAGTGTCACCTACTACTGGCTCACCTACCCCTGGCTTACTTGCTGTGAAGGATGTAGTAGGTCCATATACAGGGACAGTATTCTTATCAGCTAAGTGAGTAAGATATCTCTTAGCTAGCTTGCCAAATGGTAATAGGCTAGCATCTGAATCAGACAATCCCTGTATGGCACTGCCTATTCTGCTGGCCCCCACACCACCTACTACTCCACCGACTGCTCCTGCTAAGTCTGCCCCCCAATCTGGGGCACCTAACATCTTAGCTCCCTTGTGAGCAGCCCCCGCAGTAGCTAACCCTGTGACTGTAGATGCTGGATTACTAATTAGCCCAGCACCAGCCAGCATTGCTGAGGGCACTGACATCTCAGACCCACCACCAGGAATACCAGTGCCTATATCTGCTGGCGGCGGGAACCCGTACTTAGCTTCCCATGCCATCTTGGAGGCATCCATTAGATTAGAGTCCGCTGGATTCCTATTAGGGTAATCAAATGCCTTATTTATGTCAGGCTGATAAGCCCCAGTCATCGGCAGTCCAGAAGAACTAAGGTACTTAGTAAGTAGGGGAGCACGAGGATCACCAGAGGCAAGTAGATGCTGATGTACTTGCTGTAATGTCTGTAGATCATCGGGACTAAGCTCATCTGCCATTACTGTATAGTTACTTTCTTACCACTAGGTAATGTGATAGTCATACCACCTGTGCCAGCAGGTTGCGGCTCTCCACCTACGGGACTAACTGCTCCAGGCTGTTCTTTATTACCACCAAATCTCTTACTTAGTGGACCTTGCTGTGCCTTGAGCGCGGTTAGAGTATTAGTAAGTACCTGCTTGGTAATCTCAGGACGAGCTAGTAACTGTCCTCTCTGCGCCTGCAATGCAGCCCATGCCTCTGGCCCTCTGAATCCAGTAGCCCCCATAGGCCCTCGGAGTAAGTTAATATCTTCCATCATAGTTCTGAAGTTACCAACAAACTCAGCTTCACCAGGAGTAAGAGGCATCATTCTATTAACTATGGCTCTGACTAGGCCACTGGAATCCATCTGAACATTCAACTTACCTGACTCAATCATTGAGTTGAGCAGCGGTAGCTGACTCTGTATCTTCTGTATGCGATCTATAGCTAAGTTGTATTGGCCAAGCTGCTGCTCACCATGCATCTGCTGCTGTGGTGTGAATGGCTTAGGGAATGATGTGGGTGATGACCCTCCGCCACTGGGTCCACCAGACATTCCTCCCCCACCCCTAGTTTTGGTTGAGGTAGTATTGACTAGTTGAGTTACAGGATTACCTTCTGCATCTGTGGTGCTTATAGACCGTGGAGATGTTGTATTGCTAGGCACAAAGGAGGGGTTAATTGCCCCTGCAATGGGCCCCGCACCTGCCTGTGCTGGTGAGGTAAAGAACTGCTCCCCATGAGGACCAGTAAGTAGATGAGGGTGGATCTGACTAGATACTAATGACGGATTAACTGATGGCCCACCACCTACAGCAGTCAGACCACCACCGGCACCTAGCGCAGTGTTCTTATCTTCTATGCCAGTCTGACCAGCAGCATTAAGCGTCCCAACAGTGCCAGCCCACCCCTGCCTAGCCTGCCCCATTGGGTTACCCATACCATCTACATCGGCAGTGAACTTACCAGAGCTATTAGCTGGTATGCCGTAAGTAGACTTCTGTTCGGGCGACATGTGAGTGGCATCTACTTCCATCTGATGCACTCGCATGAGTGAGGCCATCCCCATCATGCCTGATGGTTGATAACCGGCAGCTTGCTCCTGTATCTGTAACTTCTGGAAGGGGTTAGCAGACTGATACTCTGGCCTAGCCTCTAAGTCAGATAGATTAGCGGCCCTCATCTGCTGCTGTTCCCAAGGTGCTAACCCTTCTATTTCAGCCTTCATCTGGGCCTCAATGATGGGCTGCATGTGAGGGGTAGCTTGCATCAACTGAGTCTGATACTTCTGTAAGATCTCTTGGCGCTTACCTCTGATAGCCTCAAACGCCCTGTCCTGATTACTGGGCTGGCTCACTGGTGGTACAGCAGCACTAGGTTGTGCCTGTGGTGCAGCTTGCGGCTGTGCTTCGACAGGTGGCACGACTCCACCCACACCAATAGTGGATGGCTGTGATACTGCCTGTGATCCCTGTGGACTCTGAGACTGTGGCTGCACGGGGGATGTAGCAGGTTGGGCAGCAGCCCCAGTCCCCGGAGCCTTACCTGCCTGTGGCCCCGGTGATGGAGTAGGTTGCGCGGGCGGACCACCAGCAGCCTGCCCTAATGCAGCGTCACTCTCTCTATGTCCCTGCAATGTCTTGACTATAGCAGGAGCCACCTTCGCCATATCCTTGCCAGCATATAAGTCACCAGCATGAGACAGTAACTCACCCCTACGCTGTGGGTCATTCTCCTGTTGAGCCTGCTGTGCTAAGAGTGCTGCGAACTGTGACCGTCTATTCTCAAGCACACTTCTGATCTGCTGGCCATACTGCTGTAATCCTTGGTCTAACCCAGATCCTACACCAGCTAGACCACCTGCGATGCCACCCATATTTATGCCTCAAGTGTAATCATTACACTTTAAATCTGGCCCAAGATGCCACCAGACCCACCAGTCCCTCCACCATATGGAGTAGTCAGCAATCCAGCCAGACCTTGCCCTATCTGCTGGTCAAGTAGATTACTGAAATATTGCTGCTGCATTCCACTATTAGCCAGAGCGGAGTTAGCGCCTGTAGCAGCATTGAGAGATTGATTACCTAATCCGAATAGGCCAGACCCCAACTGCTGCTGCTGCAATCCAATCTGAGGTAGAGCACTCGCCGCTGTGGTCCTCCCACTATTGAATAGACTCTGTATCTGAGACTGAGGTGCAAACGACTGTCCAAATAAAGCTGATGATCTACCACCACCCCTAGGCATCAGGGTGTTAATAGCATTCAGATTGTTAGCTACACCACCTTGAATCTGATTGATGCTGGGCTGGAGTGCCGCTGCTGTATTAGCGTTGTTACCTTGCAGCAGCGTGTTGAAGAAGTTAGTCCCACTAGCCACATTACCTGCGCCAGTGTTGAGTGCTGTGGTACCTTGGCTAGTCTCAGCAGGCAGCAGTGTATTCAGTGCGGCATTGGATGTGCCAGACAGATTGTTCTGAGCTGTCTTAGTAGTATTGCTGGCACCGAAGCTCATACGGGTGCTCCTTCAGTCTCCATCTCCTCAAGTGGCACAAGGAATGGTGAAGTCTTAGATGGCGTCTCAGGCATTACCAGTACACTGAATACATTCCACGGCTCAAGCTGCATACCTGCTGCCTGTGCAAGCTGACTAACCTTCCCTGCTGGAGCAAATGTATACACCCAAGCAGGCCCGCACCGCCTCAGCACAGTCCGCTCTGCCTCTCTTACTAACGCAGAGAATATGTCAGAGTGACCATTCTCTATCCACATAGGCTCCGCATGTAGCTTGATCTGTAACACTATGAATCCAATAACCTTACCCTCTCTGATGTAACCCACGAAGGTGGACTCATTAGGGTTAGGTAGTGGGTGCCCCTTCTCTGTGAAGAGATATTCTACTGTCTTGATCTCATCAGCAGTTAGCTCCCTGACTCCATCCTTGCTTTTAGGAGTCTCAGTGGCAATTGGAGGCGGCAGCATTTCAATCATGTCTCTATCCTATCATGAGGTTAACTGATTGTTGAGGTTGTTCAGTTGGTTAATAAGGCTGTTCAATAGTGTCTGCAAGTTAGGCTGTGCTGGCGCTGGAGCCTTGAGCAGTGCAGTCTGCACCTGTTCAATAGATGCCTTCACTGAGGTTATCTGAGATAAGATGGCCGACTGCTTCACTGTGGCTGGAGCACCCAAGCCAGGGGTAGCAGTGATGGTGGGAGTAGTGACAGTGGGGATCTGCGCTTGTTGCACCAGCACTGCTGTCTGATCTATCTTGTTATACAAGTCCTGTATGATCGTGTTGGTGATCGGGTCCGGGTGCTCTAGCCTAGTGTATGGCAGGAATCCAGAGGCCATTACTCCCTCCCGATCCAAGCCACCCCGTCTGTATTCACGGTGCAAGCGAAGTACAGGGTAGCGGGATTGATGCTGTTGGCTGGATCAGTGGAGTTATAGCTTGCGCCTGCCACCAACTCACCACCTGTTGATGTGGTGACTCCTATCCCACCCACATAGATCTTGCCTGTGTTAGCAGCCAATGCGGATACAGTAAGCTGCCGCAGTGAATAGCTGGTGGTGGACACCTGAGCATTGCCTGATGTGGGGCAAGTGGCCTGCCCTGACTGGTAGTTGCCAGAGTATCCGACAGCAGCCCAGACAACGAAAGCTAAGAGTAATCTCTTCATATCATTATCCTATCTCATGACTTGAACACAGCCAAGTTTATATAAGACTCCTCGGTCCACTGCTTAACTTCGACTGTGAAGTCAGCAGGAAAGAAAGCGAATGTGAATCCCTGACCATCCAATTGTAATGCGAATGCCAGATCCTTTATGTTCTGCGGGAGCATCTGAGGCAGCACCCTAAACTGTCCACCTGTGGAGGCTATAGTGAATGGCCCATATGTTCTACCATCCTGCGTCATGATAGTCATCAGTATAGGATTGTTGGATATGATGGCAGGGTACATGCGCCTCATATGCTTCCAACCAGGGAATGAGAATAGTATGTACTGAGTCACAAAGAACTGACTCAGATAGGGCTGCATGAATCCACTAGGCTCCCAAGCTGCTATACGAGGGCCAGCAGGACCACCAGTCCAAGAGAACTTAGATCCTATATTTAGATACAGAGCTAAGTTAGATAGAGAAGATATGTTCTGCTGAGTCTGCTGTACTGTACCATTACAGGCTATCTGCATCACTGGTGAGTAAGACTGAGCACTGTTATAGGTGGCAGCTACACTCAGTGTCCCAGTGCCCCCGAACATAATCATCGAGTCTACATAGAGCTTCTGTGCTCGTTCATCCTTGCCGTCATCAGAAGGCGTGAGGACTATAGAGTTAATGATTGCTCCATTGTCTGTATTACCACCAGCTAACATTATCTGATTGGTGGGACCCACAGACAGCTGTAAGATCTCCTGCTGATTAGGTAGGCTCTGAGAGTTCTCCACTAAGTAATGGAAGTTAATAGCATCTGCATAGTTATTCAGGAACCACCGCTTATGATAGATCTGATACTCCAGAGTGTTCCAGTTGCCATCTATGTCGGGGTAGCTAAACCTCAGTGTCTCATCACAGTAAGACAGTCTCAGATATTGCAGGGCAGTCATATCAACTGGGAGTATGACGTTGTTACCATAAGTCACAGCAGTAGCAGGCTGTCCATCATGTGGGAACAGAGGATACAGTTCCTCATCAGTGATGTTCACACACTGTGAGTCAGTAGTGAGATAGATGCCATCAGTACCTAAGAAGGCTACACCAACAGGACAGGCACAGCAGGCCCATCTACTCCAGATACCAGACTGAGCATTCAACTTACGCCATTGAAACTGATTGCTGGCAGCAGCACCTATGGTTGCTAGATAAGAGTACTGTATGGTGAAGATCTCTTCTCTACTGCCACAGAAGGCTATGCCCTTCCATACAGCACCACTTACTAAGTTGTTAGAAGGTGAGGTTACCTCCAGAGTATTAGAGTCGTTAGCTGAATCAGCATCACTGTAGTTACTATAGTAGAGCAGCCCACCATTAACTGGATCACCCAAGGCGAATACCACAGGTGCGAATGGACCTTCCAATGCACCAAAGGCAAAGGGTAATGGCTGGCCTGTTATGGTCGGGCTAGAGATAAGGAAGCTAACACTTGAGAATGTCCCGGCATCCTGAGTAAGTTGTATGTGGGTCAGATCTATAGGTAACCCATAAGTGAGAAAGGTCTGGCCATTAATAAGAATAGCTGTAGCATCCTCAAGAGTAGGACCCAGTAGAGACCCAGTTAGTATCTGTATAGACGTGCCAACTACACTACAGGTACCAGACCAAGGTGCTTGCAGTAGCGGCCACGGCTGTAGAGCAGTGAGATCAGGTGGCTGGTTAGTCTCCAGTATAGATGAGTCAGGCAAGCTATCTAAGTAAGTGCCAGAGTTAGGCGTGGTAGCCACATAGAGGGGAGATGTTACAGCCCCACCTAATCTGTAAATGTCATTACTATCAACACCAGCCTGTGTACTATAAACAGGTGTAATGATTACACCTTCTCTCAACGGGAATAGAGCTTGCCTATTACCCGGCCCAGGCACTGAGTGAGCACCTGTTGAAGAGTCCCTATTAGCTGTGTAGTAGATCAAGCCAGTTGGTGAGTTAGGCTGTATCGTAGGTCCATAAGTGCCAAAGAAGTACCACCAGTCAAAGCCATAAGAGCAAGCTCCACTGCTAGTCATCTGAATAGCTATGCCAGTTATGTTGGAGAAGTTAAGAGTGTAGTCTCCACCATACTGAGTACCAGATGAGATGGGTATTACTATCTCACACCACGAGTCACCGCTGGAGCCTAACTCAACTAACTGTATCTGGGGTATAGTCCATATCCACGAGTTACCTGGACTAGTAAAGGAGAAGTTAGGGGTAGAGTCCAGACTGACTAGTATCTGCATGTTAATAACATTCTGAGGATTCTGGAGGAACAGACTAATATGCAGATAGTCATTAGCAGGATCTATGGATGCCCCATTGGATGCCACCTGAGCATCGATGCCACCACTGAAGTTAGCGGCACCTATAGCTGCTGTCGTATGGACTAGCGATACAGCCCCAGATGTTATAGTCTCTGTTGCTACATGAGTCCCAACGGTATACACATACCAAGACAGCAGCCCAGTTACAGTGTTACCGACTGAGTGAGTACTGCCTGTAGAGCACCTAATAGAATAGGCTGACCCAGTAGGTGCGGGTATAACTTCAAGTACTCTGAACACATCAGAGCCTATCTGTAGGAGTGAGTTACGAGCTAGGCCAGATGGGTTATTTACTAAGGTCATGGAGCACAGACCATTAGTCCCGCTGTCATAAGATATGCCTGCCACTGTGGTAGTAGCTATAGCTGGCAGGACATCTCTCACTAGTACATGCTCTGCCCCATTAAGTATCACCTTCATTCTGGAACCCATCCAGAATGTCTGGGGCAAAGTCATAGATGGATTGATGCAGCACCACCCTGTACTGCCAGAGTTATAGAGAATAGCTCCTATGGTGGCTCCAGATGAGTTAGTCCTATCGAATGTAGCAGGTGAGGAACTACCCCCAGTAGCAGACCACCCCGAGTCAGTCTGGGCATCTGTAATAGTTACTGTAGCTGGAGGAGCGTACTCAATAGATGGTGCCTTACTCGGTGGCACTACACCTATGGCTCTGAGTGTTCCATCCGGTCTGACTTTGGATTGCTTGTTCCTATCATAGACATACATCCATGACTCAGGAGAGTTATTAGGTCTGAACGGGATGAGGGATAGAGGCAGACTGGAGTATCCGCTGTCGATGACATCGAAGGCTGTTTCAATCCCGGCATAGAGTTCGGCACTTCCACCTCCAATGTATGTATACCCAGAGGGAGCATAGACTTGCGTTGGATCATTGAGTCTCCTTATAGAGTTAGGTGTACTAACTAATTGCAGTGATGCCACATACCCAGGTCTCCCCTCTATCCATCCCTCTTGAGTCACACGTACATTGAATAGATAAGAGAAGTAGTCAGGCGGCACACGATCTATAGGGCAGTTAACATTGATGCCCTTACAGTTCATGCGGAGAGGTAGCTTGAATAGGTCAGGCACTCTTCATCTCCAAGGCATCTGGCCTCTGTGCTGTCTCTACCTGCGGCTGTCCGAATAGAGGCTCTAGGTATCTGATCTTGGCTGCATTGATACTGCCTCTCTGTGCTGCTGCCTTCAGGAACTCATCATGCTCTGACATAGTAGTCTTGAACTCATTGCCACCACACTTGAAGGTGAGGATGTGAGTTACATAGGAGCCAAGAATGTCTAATTGCTCCTCACCTATAGGCATAAAGGCATTTAATGCAGTGGGTATAGGTGCAGCCTGTACGACATCTACAGCTATCCCATATAGCTGATCCACCTGCCCCACATTGATGGACATGAAGTCATAGAGAGCACCAGCTACAGACGGCTGACCTATCTGGTTACGCCAGTATAAGTTAGCGGCATCTATGGACATCATGGAGTCAAGAGGCAGAGGCTTGTTATTAATGAGGACTCGCATGATAGTTCTAGCATCCTGTGCAAACTTAACAAGCTGCTGGTACCTCATCTCTGCATACTGAGCACGTAGAGGATCTTTAATCTGATTGTCACTAGAGAGGATACGGGATAGTGCAGCATACTTAATGGCGGGCACCCACTCATCTGGAACCTCCAGTAGAGTAGTTGATGTGCCCAAACTCATGACTAGGGAGTTAACAGCAAGAGCCTCCAGCGCCCCTTTATTAATAGGTGGCGGGATTAACTGTAACTGTAGAGGGGCGTTCTCTGCCTCAGAGTATGACTGTGGCATCCCAGGATCTAGTGTCCACAGGGGATTATACTTATCAGAACTCCAGGCATCCTCTCGCCAGAGGTTAGCCCACACTCCAGGATTGTTACCACCTTCTATGTCCTGCCATGATGCCTTGTGAACAAAGACAGTACCCTGATCGAACGTTACCATACCTCCTGGTGATGGAGGCAGGCCAAAGCCTTCTACCACTGAGACAGGGAAGTGGACATCCAGTACGAATCTATTACGTGCATCCTGTATGGCGTTGAGTATGGTGGTGACAGAGATCTGACCACTCATCCCAGCCCCACCAATACCACTAGGATTCTCTAGCAGAGCATACTGTATCTCTTGAGTAAGTTGATTCAGAGTCCAAGTGCGGGGGCGTAACGCAGGTAACTTAACACTCAGATCATAGAAGGGGTAGGGGTCAGAGGGAGTTAAATTGAATGTACCTCTGGATCTCCAGAAGTTAGTAAGTGCCCCCCATACTCTCAGTGCTTCCTGAGTAGCATAGGTGATCTCGGGCGCAGTCCAGTACACCTGATTAACATCATCAAGTACGATGCTGATCTGGGTAATGAACTGCGCGAGAGTCGTCTGTTGATAGGGCACACCGCAGCCTACTTATGGTATCCAGCTTTGTCTTTGCATGGGCCATCGATGGTAGTTCCCTTGCCCCAAGGCAGCTTGTCACTCCCCGGATAGTTCTTAATAGGGAGCTTAAGGTCATTAGAGCTAGGGCCACTCTTGCCGTTATATCCAGCAGGGCCTTCAATCGTCTTTGCTTTATCAGCCATTACATTCTCCTTTAGTGTAATGATTACACTTTATCTTATCAGAGGACCCACCCTACCTAGTATCTCAGCTAGGATTACGCAGGCCACTCCAATCCAGCACAGCCTCCAGCGCCACGGTTCAGTCGGAGGTGGAATGATTGCTCCAACTAACACGAGCACAAACCCGAACACCAAAAGAATCAATTGCATATCGTCTCCTATCTGTGATCTTGTGGTCTTGCACCTACCCCACCAGTTTTCTCGTGATTGGTCCTACCAAAGTAGAAGCCAACGACAGTTCCAAAAGCCAGACTAAATACTGTAGGAACCTGCTCAGTATACTTACTTACGAATCCCCATATAGATGCCCCCATTGTGCTAACAACAACAGTGACAGCTATTAGCGCCTGTGTTACTTCCCAGATTAAGTTAACCCGGCGCTGGCCAGCAGTAACCATGTCCTGCTGAGATGTAGTATTCGGCGGTAATGATGGTTGTGTCTCTTCCATGAATCATCCTACTTAGGACCCATTACCGATCTTACATTATCCATCCTGCCCAGAGTGTCTTGCATGGACTTCATAGTCCTAAGCATCTCCTCTGACAGAGTGTCTTGCATGGTTCGCAGAGTCTTTAGCATCTCATCAGATAGCAACTTATTAGTGGCAAGGCTATCAGACATAGCCTTATAGTTATCCATCACCAACTTATCTTTCTCATTGACCTTACGCCATAGAGCAAGCACAGCCACCGATAAGATACCATCTAATCCTAGATGTCCTATACTGTCAGGAACATTTGGCGCACCAGATGGGGGAACGACCACCTGGGCTAGGTTTATCATTATTGCTAGTACTCCCAAACCCATCGTAAACTTAGCCAACCATATAGTAGGTATCATCTCTAGGGCCCGATTAATCATCCTAAAAGAAACGGACTATGTGTCTGTTGCCATTCTCCCGTCTGCCACGGGGCGGGAGCGTAAGGATAGATCTCATAGTCTATGAGGGACACACCAACCTCTTCATCATTCCGCATGAGATCCACCATCATATCCTCTAGTCTTTTCGCGTGGTACATCGCCTGCTTAAGATCATGATAAGGATTAAGGTGCTCTGAGTCTTGGCCAGGGAACTCTGCACACTTTTGTAGCGCACCCTCTAGTATCACTTCACCCCTATTAGCTATCAGCGGCGGCAGAGCAGGCTGCTGTGTAGTGAGTGCATACTCTCTAGCCACATAGATGTATGGATAGAGATAGCCACTATAAGATGGAGTAGGCCATAGCTCATAGAGGATAGATCCTTGACTTACCTGTGAGGTACAGTTAATAACAAACAAGTCACCTGACACATAGTTGGCAGTAGGCCAGTAGACTTGGACCCCATCAGATAAATCATAGGGATAAGATGTAGTAGGCTGCTGGAGAGAGAAGGCAGTCTGACCTGACCGCATCCATTTGAATGTAGCTGTGCCCACTGCACCGCCAGTTACTACTTGAATGATGTAGGTAGCATTCGCAGGGAAAGAGTATCCAAGCGTTGTCGTAGAGATTGGTGCAGGATCTGTAGGGCTAGTAACTGAGAGCGTTGATCCAACAAGACCTCCATAATTGTTCGAGTATCCTCTGTAGACGGCTGCATATGTTTGTCCAAAGTTAGTCCTTTGTGGATCTAGTATAGCAAGATCGTTCTCAGTAAGATTGATCCACAACCTATAAGAGTCCTTGATAGACACCACAGCATACATGTATCCGAAGTCAGGGGGCGTAGGATAGAAGCACTGTAGTATCTGGTATGACTGGCCTGTAACATCAGGACCATTCCAAGGCTGATCTATGAGTAACTGAGTGGGGGATAGCCAACCAATGATTGTATAAAAGGGATAAAGTAGCCCTCCCACTCTGATCTGGGTCCCTATCATTTGCGGGGTCCAGACAGTATTAATGCCAGTGATGAGTGTTGGATTGCCAGCACTTACATTAGTGCTAGCCATCCCTGTGCTGTATTGAGTAGGTGGTGCAAAGGTGTTGTACTTACGGCGGAAACTCCACTCACGCCTAGCCTGTAGAGTCTGCCAGCTATCATTAACAAACTGTTGACAGAGGTTGATACCAGCGGCAGGGCATCTTAGAAGGAGTCTATTCGATAGTGTGTTGAAGTCATCCATGGGTCCCTAGCTTTAACACACACAATAGATTCCTTATTTCTTCATACCAAGTTTCCTATCAGCCTTGGCATCTATCTTCTTCTCAGCAGCCATCGAGAGCTTACCTTTGTGCTCCATCTCACTGGCTCTGGCCTTTGCATTCCTAGCATGGCTCTTATCCTGTACCGGGTAGCTACGGTCAGGGCCAGCAAAGGAACTAGCAGGTAAGCTATTACGTTCCTTTGCTGACAACTTAGCCATTAACCAACCCTAGATATCACAACTACTACAGCAGTCCAAGCCCCTACTATTGTGAAGGTGAGGGTAGTCGTTGTGCTAGTAGGCCCTGGAGATGTAGTGACACCTACTGATACAGAGGTAGTGGGACTGATGAGAACAATCTCAATGTCTGTTTGGGGCACCACGAGAGTATCCCCAGTAGTGCCACTGCCCACCACGCTGTATCGACGGAATGCCAGATCCCCTATGACATGCCGTCTTACTTTATTGGTCTGAACTAGTTGTGCCATTCAATCACCCTTAGTCCTGGAATCCGACATTGACATCGCAGAAGAAGGAGTTAGCTGTGCCAGTATTAGCAACGCCAGTAGCCACACCTACTAGAGTGGTGGGGGCTGCTGTGCCAACAGCATTGGCTACTGTATTAGCTGTGTTAGCAGCAGTATTGCCTGTCAAGAACTCTCCAGCAGTAGGAGTAGAGCTACAGAGTACTGGGGTATTACGCTTCTGGATGACTAAGTCAGTCATATACATCTGGGGATTGCCATCTGGCCCATTGACTCCGGGGGTCACAGTCGGAGCCAATTGGAAGACACCAGCAATGCGGTTAGGCGCAGCAGTGGCTCCAAGGTCACACTGGAACTTATCATTAGTGACGATGGCAACTCCAGGGGCAGCGTTCTTCCAGTAGGCTAACTCACCAGCCAGAGGGCTATGGCCAATACCACTGGTACTGGTAGCACCAGAGTCAACCTGCACCCGGACATATACCCCACCCGTATTCTGATCTGAGAAGGAACAGCCAAGCTCCCCAGGAGCAAGATAAGGAGACGGAGTGTTAGTCTTGTCCGGCGTCCCATTGTACATGTATGGATTTGTTATGCGATCATAGATTTGCATATCTTGTCTCCTAAAGTGTAATCATTACACTTATCCTTGGAAGTTAAAGCCGTATGTCACGTACCCAGGCAGGATACTCCAGTTCTCTGCCAGTAGCACCTTACCAACCAGCTTGGTATTACCTGCACTCGGGATGAATCCGTCATCATCTAAGCTGCCATCGAAGGGCTTAGACTTACTGGTGCGGTACTTAACCATAGGCTTGCGGATGTTCTCAAACCAGATAGTCTCACCAAATGCTGTACCACCAGCAGGGCCGACACCCACACCAGCGCCACCAGAGCCATTGCCCCACATTACAAAGGAGGCGGGGTAAGCTACTGGGCTATTAGCAGGCGGGCCATTCACATTCTGACCAGAGGCATAGTTGAACATGCGGAGAGCTACACGATCATTAGTCCCATTGTTGTTACCAGCAGTGTTGGGATTGACTGTGGCTGCACCATTAGCAGGGTTCATTAGGTAGGAACCAGGAGCATAACGAGAAGCATAGATAGTTGCTCCGTTGTACTCCAGCCCCCTGAATCCAGCCTTACCCACTGTAGTGTTCTGGAACCTCTGCTGTGTCTGGTAGTTGTTGCGGATGAAACCGTAGCCAGTAGGTGTAGTCGTGATGACATTGCACTCATACTTGCCAGATCCAAAGTTCACTGACTGGTATAGCTGCTCCATGATAGGCAGCGAGATAGCCCCCCCAGCAAAGTTGTAAGGCGCTGGAGCCAACATACGACCACCATACAGAGAGCGAGTCAGTGTGCCATACATGGGATAAGTATTGCCGTCCCACCCAATGCTAAGGCCATCACTGGATGCTTCAAGTAGCCCATTAGGGAACTTAACAAACTGTGCAGACTGGCCTTGCAGATATCGCTTGATAGCAGACTGGGCACCCATCTGAATGAAGGCAGCATCCACACGCTCAGTCACCAGATTGATAACTGCCAGTGGATCACCAGCAACGTTGAAGACCTTGATGTGCTCCTTATAGAAGGGGATCATCACCACATTGAACTTAGGCAGGAATTGTAGAGCCTGCTCCAACTGGCGTTGATCTGCCGGGAGATCCTGACCAATTGAGTAGGGTCCGCCATCCTGCACGTCATACTCAATGTTGTCATTCCAGTTGAGACCCCCACCGATCTCCTCATGACACTGCTCACCAATGAGAGACATGGTGGGGTCATGGTTGAATACCAAGTCCCGCAACTCAGGATTGGTATCGATGTAACGCCGGGTGGTTACTGTCAACTGCGTTGCGATATCAGGCATCTTATGAGTCCTCTATTGCACAGATTCAGGATTGTTCCAAGTGTTCGCCAGATCTCTCTGGAGAGCAGTCTTGTCAAACTTTTCAATGTCACTCTTAGACCGCTGAGAGAGTGCGCTGGGAGTCATGTCTCCACCAGCGGGGAAGTTAGAGGAAGCACCACGCTTCTGTAATTCTTCCTTGACTCTCTTCTGGATCTCATTCTCACGATTGGTGGCTTCAACCTTATCACGCTCAGGCTTATCCCACTGGTCATAGGCATCCTCGATGCTCATGTTACGGCCAGCCTTCTGAGCATCACCCATGAGCTTGTCTAACTCATCGAAATCAATGGGGTTAGTGCGCTTAGCATACATATGCTTCTGGACTAACTTACCTGTAGTCTTCAGCACATTAGCGATGTTGGGAGCCTGCACATTCTGAAACTGTTCACTGACTAGCTTGAGTACATCCTCCTTACTCAAGCCCCCACCAGCGCCAGTACCAGTTGCAGGAGGAGTGCCGCCAGAATCGATAGAAGCAGACAGAGTAGCAAAAGCACCATCACCATGCTTTTTGTCATATGCCGCGATAGCTTTTGCATTGGCATCTACTGTCTTCCAATTCTTGTCATACCACTCACGGTATGCACGGGACCCAGGCTGTGCTCCACTGCCAGCCAACTCAGCCTCAAGTGCTTGACGCTGTGCCTCAATAGCAGCAAACTCTTTCTGATCCTTAAGAGTAGCTGCCTTAGTCTTAACTGTGTCTCTATTCAGTGCAGCAATGACTACTGCCTTCTGACCTTCATCAAGACCTTCCGTGAGCCACGATTCTAGTTCTTTGATATCCATAAGTCCTCAGACTGTAATGATTACACTCACTGACCTACTCCACCCACAGGACCGGGACCTTGCGGCCCACCCGGAGGAGGACCAACTGGACCAGGGCCAGCAGCCTGTGGTCCCTGTCCACCAGGTTGCATCATCTGTTGTGCTGCCATAGGTAAGAGGGAGGTTGCAAGAGCTACTATCTGTGAGCATGGCTGTTCTGCACCAGGGATTGCACCACTTTGTACTAGCTTCTTACATGACATCAGGATATTATCCACTTCCATCTTGACTGGAGCCAGTCCAGATATGAGGGATGCCATGTTCCCCCCAGGTGCAGCCCCAGCACTCTTACTACCACCAGAGAGGTCTGGGAGTGGAGGGAGAGGAGCAGCACCCGGAGGAGTCGAAGATGAAGGAGAAGGAGTCATTACTTACCGTGGGGGCCTTCCATCTTCATGCCACCCTTGCCATGTTTACCAAGGCCAGCACTGAAGCCGGATTCATGTTTGCCCATGCCTTCCTTCTTACCCATGTGCTCTTTCTTTTTACCTTCCTTCTCTTTCATGCAAGTGCTCCTTTGCCTCTTAATTTACTGAGTGATTCGGCCTTGGTACTTGACTTGCCTAACTTCCCAGGGCTACCAGGATTCTTTTTCATGAAGAGTTTGGTGGCACCCTGCACTCTAGGCGCACCCATGTCCTGTGCATCACCTGGGTTACCTGCTGTGTTCATGGGATCAAAGGCCATCTAGATATAGAGTGTCAAGTGTAATCATTACAGTCAACACCTATCCTATTGACCTGTAAGGACTTTATATAATCTGGCTGAAAATGGTAGTAAGTGGTTGTAACTATCCTGTATATTGTGCTATAGTATATCTGCCGGTGAAGTTAATCTACGAGCTTGCTACTCTAGAAACTTTAATCCATCTACTTACTGGGCGCAGTACTGTGTATCTGCTGAAGACCTCAAGTCTGGTAGGTTAACCATGACCTGGAGACCCAATGATATTAGGTTAGCTACCTAAGAAAGAAGGGTGATGTGAATCCAGACAACCCAGACGAAACTGGGCAGTAGGTAGATGGAGCCGGACTAACTGGTAGTTATCGTGGGGCCATCAGCATTCTGACCCATACTGGGTGGTGCTGCATCCGTAGACTTCCTACCTTGAGCATTGGCAATCATCCCTATCCCTAGCGCCTGCTGTAGCTTCAGCCTACTAATCTCATCAGGCGGCACCTGAATACTAGGTGGTGTGTAGTTCATGATTCCCATCTTCTCCATGAGAGTGAACACACTGATGTAGCCCATCTTGGACAGCATGAAGTACTTCATTAACTCCTGCTGGGCTGCTGTATTCAATAGGCTAGATGGGTCAAACTCACAGGCAATAGCTTCTAACATGATCTTAGCTCTAACATGCAATGGCCTTGGATTGTCAGTAGCCAGTGCATCCTCCATGCCTGCTATGTCTCCAGGTTCTCCATCAGGCACATTGTCAGGGATGAATGTCTTAGGGTCATAGTCAAAGTCTTCTGGTGTAGCAGCATCAGGACCCAACCTAGTAAGCCGCTTCATGAGAGTATCCCACTCTGCATTAGCAAACAGGAACATCTCAGCTAGATCCTTATAGCAGCCCTCTAATATGCGAGACCGCAATCTCACACCCGGAGTCATAGCCTTCATGATCGTGTCTATGGTGTCGTCACTCGGGATCTGAGAGAGACTAGCCATAGCACTGGGGTCAGCAGTACCAGAGATCTTCTGCATAGTCTCTTGGCACCATTTAATAACCTCCCAGATAAGTTGATCCAGTGGGGATGGGTTTACTACTGTAATACCCTTGCCACTAGCCATATTGGTACGGATCTTATAGCCAGGAGCACGAGTGTTAAACTTATTCATCTCAGCCTTGGATACATTCCTATCAGCTATTGCTCCAGGCTGTGCTACTTGCGCTGCATGATCGTCGATGACTCTGAGGTTATTAGTGATACTGGCTTGCAGAGGTATACAATCCCATAGAGGAGCCTTACCCAACCAACTCATCGGCCAAGGATTGAGAGTAACCTTAATAAGAGGGAACTTAGGCAACCAATAGGGAGATGTATTGTCATACATCAGTACCCTATTACCCCATACGATCATGCGGCCAAAGGGGAATATAGGCTCTCCCGGTCTCACCTCATATGACCAAGGGGTAGTAGGCTTGCCATCTTCCCATGGCCCTAGCCTCATGATCTTGCCACTCTTATTAGTACGCATATCCTTTAGATACATAGTGTTAACGAACACTGTGGGTGTACCTGGGATATTCTTATCAGCCTTACTCTTCTTACTAAGTGGCCCACCTCTCTCACCCGGCCCTTCTACTAGAGACCTATGCAGCCAGCCAAAGAAGGTACCTAGCCCTCCCCCTTCATCTGTATTTACTGTCTTGTTATACTCCTCTTTAACCCACTCCGGGGTACGTGGCCTGCGAGTAATCACAGCACTACAATCCTGAATGCTGTGGTACGACATGGGGTCTACAGGGAAGACATTGCGGGGGTCTTCAGCATCCACCATCATGTCATCTAGTCTGCGGGAGTAGTAGAAGTGAGCATACCCAGTACCAGCCAGAGTGTAGTACCGTATAACATCTCCCATTCGGAGATCTATCTGGCGTCTGTTGTACCAACTCTCTGCACTCTTGTTACTGAGCTTGCACTGCTTCTCGTACTTGGGGTTCTGTGTCCTATAGTTCCAGAACATCCTAGTATCAGTGAGCATGGCAGTAAGATCCTCTGCCACCTTGGGGATTAGATTAGCTCTGGTAGTGGAGAGAGGACTCTTAGCACCCGGCACATAACTAGCTGCCGTAGACTTCTCATAGGCGAACACTTCATCTATTGCAGTGGAGATCTTATCATAGCCAATAGACTGCTCTACAAACTTGATGCCCCTCTTCAGGCGCTCATCACACCACTCTAGGACATCATAGTCCCTAGACCCAGGCTCTACATCATTAGTGGTTAAGGCAGGAAGATCGAAGTAGTCACTTGGCACAGACTAAGAATAGCAGGAAAGTGTAATCATTACACTCCACCAGTCCACGGCCCACTAGCTATTGCCTGTCGCATATCATCTATAAGATCTTCTTTAGCTTTCTTAGAGATATGTGGCACAGTGTAGTTCTCTGGTACTGGTTCATTACCGTTATTGAAGTTAGTAGCCTCATGAACAGTGCCAGTCTCTTTCTCATAGGCACTCATGTTCATGATCTCTCTGCGCTCAAAGCCTTGATTACTATAGGCTTGGGGCATTGGTGCATCTGCTCTGGCGGGTGTCTTGTGCTCCCCAGTGAGGGGGTTATGATAGACCACAGCACGCTCTGAAGCACCCACTTGAGCATTGCGTTGCACCTTGGAAGCACCACACTTACAGCACTTACGGGAGTCTGGGCTATTCTTTTGGTTGCAATAGCACCACCAACCTTGAGAAGTGAATCTGGGCATGTCAGTAAGCTACACTATTGATTGCCTGCTTGAGCATATTCTCCCATAAGAATGTCTCCAGCTTCATGGTATATGCTCTCTTCCTAATCCTATTCGCAGCATCAGGCTCAATAAGGAACTCAACTCTCATGCCCCCATCTGGCTGTAGTACTACCCGACATTTGGGGAGAATACCAGACGGGGGCAATTGTGGTTTAGTCTTATTGGTCTGCTGAACAGTTGACGTGTCGGGCATATACAAAAGTGTAATCATTACACTTACTTGATGTCAACTAGTCATACCAGTCCGCTGTAGCTCTTTCTTTCCAGCCAGTAAAGCCTCCAGTCTCCTCTATCACGAGACCCTTCTCATACGATACTTCACAGAGTGGGGCAGTCCTTTGTGGCTCTAGTATAGGTGTCTCTGATACAACCTGATCCAGTCTCTCCACATCGTAAGTCCACTTATGCCCAGCCCAGAAGCATAGGTTAGCCGCCATGAACCTATCATCGTGATGACCATGAGAAGCCTTAGCTCTCATCTTATCTAGATCTACCTCAGCATTAGAGTACTCATCTAATAGGTATTTAGACCTGATCTCAGCATGTCTCCCCATTAGATGACGGCGGGACCTGTACCATAGAATCTTCTGGCTCTCTCGGGTAGATCTCCACCCTAATCTATTGGTCTCCTCAGCCTCACTATCTATGTACTCCCAGTGCCAGAGATTCCCATACCCTAACCTCAATAGCTCTTGGGTCATGAGGATGCCACACCCAGGCCATGACTCCCATATCAGTTCACACTGGTCTTCATCCTCACCAGCATAGATACGGCCTAGGACATTAGCTACCTTAGCAAGCTCTACTGCATCACAGGGGGCAGCGAACTCTGCCACCTGCACATCCTTATAAAGCCTTCTCTGTCTTTTAGTTACGGGATCTATGTCTGGTATCTTCTCACCATTCTCTATCTTGAATAGCAACTCATAAGTGCCATCTGGCTTGAAGATCTCTATCACACCATTGTCAGTCTTGCTATCCTCCGTAGTCCGAGTGGCACGAGACCAGCCTGTTATACCCTCTGTAGAGTCGGCACCCATGATGTACTTAACTCCGGGCTGCGGTGGCTCCCACATCAATAGGACTCCACGTGGATCTTTTTCTATCTCGCTCCACGGTTCGTCATCATACTCACCAATAGATGACCCTGCTACGTATAGCGTTCTGGGATAAATCTGACCCATTAAGCTGCCACCTCCATAGAGTACACATGTGGCTTCCTAATACTAAGTTCCATCTCCTCTATGAGTTCCACAGGCAGTGCGCCTCTAGCCCAGTTAGTGAATGACTGCTCTGGAGTAGCTGGATATGATGCTAAGAAGTGCCCGAGCTTACCCTGTCTTGCATACTTATCTCTCTCTGTCTCCCACCAGTACAGTTGGTCTACAGTTGGTTTAACTGATCTACCATCACACCACTCAGGGCTAGTCCTCTCTATTAGATCAGCATGCTCTATGGTATGGTGCTCCGGTTGCCAGTCTAATGGTGGAATAGATCTCCACTTAGTACTGTTCAGATACCAAGGCACAAAGATGTAAGTCCATGATTCATAACCCTTTTCCTTGTTCCGGCAGGACTCAGTTACCTCATTCCAGTAGTCTCCCTTACCTGCGCTGGTAGCCTCTTGTATGTGCAGAGTCATGCGGGACTTGGGCAGCGATGGTGTGAATGAGTAGCCTATCTGATAAGGGAACTTCCACAGACTAACCTCAGTAAGATGACTTACATCCTGCTGAGTACCAACACCAATACCTTGCTCTTGATTCTCTGACTGGTATAGGAGGCGGGAGTCAAAGGGATGTTTAAAGCCTAATTCGGAGTCTTTAACATCTGGGTATATATCTGCTTTAGCTGGCTTAAGCCAGAAGGGGAGATTATCAAGGGTAAGCTTATCTCTCTTGTAGAGTTCTCCGGTCCCATCTGGGCTAAGAGACGCAGCAAAGCATCTAGTTCCAGGCCATAGGAGCATTCTATGAAGGGAAGCCCCCCTAGAAGTTGCTGTAAAAACAACCTGTCTGCACTTGTGGGCATAGACTCTTATCCCCTCTGTATGCTTATACTTAGCATACTCCTGATGAACTACATCTTCTCTCTTGCCCAACTCCTTAATGAACTTCCTCTGTGATTCCAGTAAGATACCAGCACCAATACCCTCTTGACTTCCCACTCCGGGATCAAGCTCTACCACATGATAACGAGTCAAGTAGTACTCGAAATCTGCCTTACATATAAGGCGCTCTGACCTGATGAAAGCGTGCTCCTTAGCATCTAACTCTCTTACAAGCTGGCCCTCTGGCAGTGGTTCATTCCTAGCATTGAATCTCAGCTTCTCTAACTTGCCTGCAATATCAATGCTCTTGTCTCGTGGAAGCCGCTGGAACTGTAGACCAGCCTTCTTTGCGGCAAAGAGTCTTCTCTCAGTTATCTCTGGACTATACATAAAGTATAATCTATGGTAATCTTTGGTTGGGGCCGTTGCATATAATGGTGCACCCTGGTAGCAGGGAGTCAAGAAACGGCCTCATTACACTTTCAGGCTTCATCTTCATCACCTATCCCATCCCACGCATCTTTCAACTTCTGCAAAGCACTCTTAGGCTTATCGTCATCACCCATGTAACTTACTTCTGTGTCGGACTTCTTGGGATTCTCTGTTATTCTGATGATGGGTGGATTCCTGGCAGCTAACTCTGTTTCATACAATTCGCGCAGGATTGACATTTCCCTAGCGATTGTGCTGAAGGGATGCACCAATCTCATCAGTTTAATCCACATATACAATGATGATAGTATACGTCATAAGGATAAAGTGTAATGATTACACTTAGTAGCCTATGAAGAACATCTTAGTTGGTCTGCTCTTTATCTCTACAGCACTTTGTCAGATAAGCCCCCCAGCAGGTGGAGGCGGCACAGGTGGCTCAGGTGCCAAGAACCTCAGTACCAGTTGGTCCACGGCTACTACCACAGCATCTATTAATGTATCTTCCTTTAACCTGACCACAGCTTCAGTCAACTCTGTCATACCAGCATGTTCCACAGGCACAGGGTACTCAGGCACTCCCCCCACTGGATTCCCCACTGGCCCCTTGACTCCGCTCTCATTCGTAATGACCCCGACATTCAGCGGGTCAAATCTAACCACAGAGACATTCACATTCAGCAGTATTGCTAATGGAGTCTGCACAGTTAACAGTAATGGTGGGGCAGGGGCAGTCGGACCACAGGGACCAGCAGGAGCTAATGGCAGCAATGGAGCACCTAGTTGCGGAGTAGTTGGAGCCTGCACGATTGTTTATGCCACCACTTCAGTGAACACAACTGGCCCTGGTGCAGGCGCTCTCATGATGCAACAGGGTGGTGCTCAGACTCCCCCAGCTAATGCAGTTGGTATTTCTGCTCCTGTATCTGTTCCGAACTGTGCGCCTTCCAATGGCCCAATGAATGTTCTTTGGGGAGTACCAGCTACAGGGTTAATCCATACCTCGAATGGTTGTCCATCATTCTGGACTACCAGCCTTGTTGCCACGACGGATGCAGCAGCCCTAGTCGGAACAGATACCTCTTTTGTGACGGGGCCAACGGGAACAATCGTAGCTGGAGACGCCGCTATGGGGAGCACCAATGGAGGCGTTACCGACAGCACCTTCCCGATTCAGAATATCTGCGGTGTCAGCACTATCCCTGTCACGGGAACGGGAGGGAGAATTAATGTCACCTGTATACCCCAACTTGCTGGGGATGTCACGAACACACCTGGAGGAACAGGGGAAAACATAACAGTTAATGGGATTAATACCGTTCCTCTCTGTACTACATTCACGCCGACCAACGGGCAACCTTTAACATACACAACCGGGGGTACGCCTAACCCATGCTGGGGTCCGGTTTCCTCTGCGGGAGGCGGCAATGTTACAGCTGGCACGCTAACATCTGGGTCAATACCTAAAGCCAACGGAGCCACCTCGATCACCAATTCTGGGCTTACCGAGTTCTCCGGGACCCTTGCCTATGGAGGCACCGTGAACTTTAGCGGTTCCACCCATACAGCACCAGCCATAGTCGTGGCTACGGCTGGTGCGCTCCCAGCCACCTGCAACGCGGCTATCGGTGAGGTAGCCATTGTCACCGGGGCTACGGCTGGGCAAAACTGGTACTTCTGCTTGACGACGAACACTTGGACGCAGCAGTTAAACAGCGGTGGGGGTAGCACTGGGTTCACTGCCACAGCAGGTTCAGGCGGCGTTACAGCCAACCTATTAGCTAGCCGGGACACCAGCAATCCTACAGAATACATACTTCCTACGTCTGGTGGATGCGGTGTCGGAATTGCAGCCACGACCGCCGCAGCTTCATCCACATTTTTACTTCAGACGGTAGCTGGTTCAGTGTTTACTGGAGTAGCTGATAATGCCATAACAGCAGGGCACATTCTAGTCGGCGGAACGACAACACCAGGACGAGTATCAGATAGCGGTGTCTCTGCCATTACATCTATTTCTCCTTCCACTTGTGTAGTTGGAGCAGCTACGGCCAGCGCCACCACTGGGAGTACCGTCACTCTTATATGGTATGGGGTGGGTACCTTTGGTGCTCAGGCAAGTAGCGGGGGTACAGGCAACGTGGCAACACAGCATACCGTCACATTCTCAGCTACTCCGACATTCACCGGCGCATCGGCTTCAGCGGGTACCGTCGATGATTTCGTAATGAGCACGGCCCTCTCGGCCAATATCACATCATCAACACTAGCGACCGTCACGAGCGGGCAAGTCCTAAACTTCACCTTTACGCAAGCTGCTAGTGGTGGGCCTTTTACCGTCGTAATGCCTACGGGATTTGACGCCTGCACAGTGGCTCCAACCGCAAGCACGCTCACGACATGTAGCTATTGGTACGACGGAACAAATGCACACTTGGTGGCAACAAATAGTACTTGTCCGAGTTGTGCAGGTGGCGCGTTCTTTGCGGGGAACACGACGAATCCAACAATACCGGTGAATGACTTCGGAATCATAGGATTCAACACTACTTCTGCGACGGCCTATGGATGGCAACCGTCATCAACAGCGCCATCTGGCACCCAGTTCATGACGGCGGGTACTCCATCGGGCGGCTATTCTCCAGTAGGCTATACGAGCACAATAGGTCTATCCAGCCTTGCTACTCAGGCTACTAATACGGTAGTCATGAATGCTACCGGCGGGACAGCAGCACCCACGGCAGTAGCGATGCCCACCTGCACGACTGGCGCGGATCTCTACAATACGAGCACGAACTCATGGTCATGCGTGAGCACAGGTGGTAGCACCGGTATAACAGTCACAGCCAATAGCACCGGCGTCACAGCAAATCTGCTTGCCAAGCAAGACGCGAGTAACCCTGGCCAATACCAAACCGTAACGGCATCTGGCGGATGCGGACAGGGTATTGCTGCTACAACCGCCACATCAACAACATTTCTATTGCAGACCCTACCAGGGGCAGTCTTGACTGGGGTGGCAGATGGCACAATCACTGCGGGGCATATTCTAATAGGAGGAGCCACAACACCAGGAAGAGTCGCAGATAGTGGCCAGACTTCTCCCGCCTTATTAGCTTCCACCGTATGCGTGGTAGGGTTAGCCACAGACAGTGCTACAGTCGGCAATCCCGTAACCTTAATTTGGTATGGAGCGGGGAGTGCTGGGGGCGCAGCGGCGGCGACCAACCTTAGTAATCTTGCAGGGGTTTCTATCAACACATCGCTGCTTTCTGCTGCTAGTGTAGATCTGGGGAGCACAGCTAATCCGTGGAGGAATCTATATCTATATGGGTCTGGCACATATGGGAGCACATATTTAAAGTTGACTGGCACACCAACCTCTACGCGCACATGGACGTTTCAAGATGCCACAGATACATTGGTTGGTTTGGCAACCACTGACACACTGACCAATAAAACACTCACCAGTCCAACGCTCATCACCCCTGTCCTGGGAGCGGCCACGGCAACGTCTCTACTAGCCAGCGGGACTTTGGACGGTCAAGCACCCATCACGGTTACGACAGGATCATCCGCTACTCTCGGGGGAACCTACAAGTCCGGCTATACATTCAATGAGAACGCCACAGCAGGCACGGCCATCACATATACGCTCCCGACCGCTGCGGCAGGCTTGCAGTACTGCGTGGGCAATGCCAACGGTGGAGCGGCCAATACAGGAACATTGGAGCTTCTTACGTCAGCGTCTGGGCAATTCATCATCTTCACTGATGGCACGCTGAGCGCCACTGGGGGATTCGTCCAATCAGGAGGAGCGGCGGGAGACTTCGGATGCGTGGTCGGTGTGGACTCTACGCATTGGTATTTCCGGCCATCGCAAGGGACATGGACAAAGCATTGAAACTTATCATTTTGCTATTCTCATTCTTCTTGGCATGTGAAGGCCAAGTCATGCCAGTGATACTGTCGGGCGGGGTAGTCACGAGCGGCGGTGCAACCCCGACCTTTATCCAATCAACGGCAACCCCATCCGATACCCAGACGCAAAGCCCATTCTCAACAGGAACCGGGAGCATTACTACATGTTTCCCAAACTCCACGCAATCAGGGAATACCATAATCGTAAGACTTACATCATCATCCACTCTGGCCAACATATCCTCAGTAACAGATGACGGTTCGTCATCTAACACTTATACGCAACAGAAAACGGAAGTGGTAAGCAGCAGAACCCTAGCGATCTATACTGCGCCAGTAACCAACGTTTCCAGATGCACCACCGTACTATATACGTCTGGGCCAGTAGCTACGGATAATGAGGTCAAGATCTATGAGTTTAGTAATATAGCTACAAGTAGTCCTCTGGATGTGTCATGCAATGGAAGCGTAACCAGCGGAACAGCCCCGGCTTGCTCTTCTTCCATGACTCCCACCGTAGCGGGAGACTTAATATTGACCTTCGTTGATATTAAGACTTTCACCTCTACGCCAACCGGGGCGATGACCTTCACAGCGCAAACTGGCACCACCCCCACATATCAACTCCTACCTGGAGACGCAGACGGCACTTCTTGGTCCGCCGGTGATTATGCTATTGACTCGGCTACTTCTGCCATTACCCCCTCCATAACTATATCTCAGTCCACTACGCAGGCCCAAGTCGTGGCCATTGCCTTAAAAGCCGCATCTAGTGGGTCTGGATTCAGTGGCATACACGTCAATAATGTGGCAAAGTTTGCACCTCAGTTCGCCTACTCAACAGCGATAACGGGTACGGCACAGGTAATTCAATTCCCATGTGTAGGTAATGATCTGTGGGTAATCGTAGGAATAGGAGACAATACTACCGTTTCTAGCATAAACACAGATAGCAATAGTAACACTTGGACCGGCCTCACGCGAGTAGACAGCACAGGCGATGGCTTCTCCATTCAGTGGTATCACTCAGATTCGGCAACTTGCAGTGGCACCGAGAAGTTTACAATCAACTTCGCCGCGGCTCCTTCATTCATGACGGTTGTGGCTGTGGACATCTCGAACGCCACGGGCTATGATTCTTCAGCAACATGCGCAGCCGGATCTACTCCATGTCCTATAAACGTTTCTAGCGGGGGGGATGCGAACAGCACTACTACTATTTCTGGGGCAAAGATTACCCCGAGTACGGCGGCCGGAGTGGTTCTTAGCTATCAGAATCAGGATTTCGACAGTATGTGTGCAGTTTCTCCTGGAAACTTTGTTGCAGATTTAGAGGGCGGTCCTAGCGGGGGAGCGTGTGCGTCTGGATCAGCCTCCATATATAATTATGAAGGTTCAGGATTCGAGCAAGACATGGGGCTTCTTGTGAAATATTATTCCAGCACTGCTCAAATTTCTATAACATGGTCCATTGCCAATACTCAATCCAGAGCGATTGGCCCTGAATTTAGCTCTACCGTGGCGGTGAAGCAGTGAGACTATTATTAGCATTTTTATCATTAGTATCACTAGCTCATTCCGCTACATATACGGCGGCCACCTGCGGAAGTGCGGATGTACAGTCTGCCATCAATCTGACAGCCGAAGGAGATACGGTTATTGTACCGGCAGGAATCTGCACATGGACATCGGGCGTGACAATATCGGGTGAGGGTATCATCGTAAAAGGCCAAGGATCAGGACGTATTATCGCACTCAATCAGGATGTGCTCACAATCGCTACAGGTACGCTTTCAATCACTGTCCAAAGCACAAGAGTCGATGGCACTTATCCGCTTGGCCCCACCACAGGCCAGACATTGACGGTGTTCCAGATTGGAGCGCGTTCTAATTGGATGCAGGGCACGGTTACGAGTTTCAACTCTGGCACGGGGGCGCTAGTCATGAATATCACCAGTACAAGCGGGACTACAGCGTCCAACCAACAGCATCACTGGGGCGTAGCTACCATCCCTTCCACCAGTATCACCAACAATGGAACTTCAGGCCCTCTATTCAATGTTACCGAGGACACCGCATTTCACACGAACATCAGCGGTATCAAGTTTTTGCAGGGAAACACCACCACCTCCATGGATGTCGCCATGAACTATGCTTCCGGTGGTCAGGCAATTATCATCCATGACTGCTGGATGGAGGCGGGGGGAGGACTTTCTGCCATCTACTCCTATACAAATCGTGGTTTGGTATATAACTGCTCCTTCGACGCTTCGCCATTTTCTATGGGGGGTGATGTTAATTCAGCGATGTCCGTTAAACTCCTGAGCACTCAAGCTACTACATCATGGAACACAATATCCACTTGGGGTGCTTCAGACACAACTGGGCAAAGTAATTTTTACTTTGAGACCAACGACGTACATGCCTATATCATTGCCGCAGGTACGGACGAAGGCGGCCGATTGGTTTTCCGCTACAACTTTATGGACAACGCAGGTTTCGGAACACACGGAGCGGACACCAGCAACTACGGCCAGAGATACTTTGAGTACTACAACAATGTCGGGATCTTTGTCGGATATTCTGACGGATTTTCAACGTTTAACATGGCAGATGGGTGGGTATTCAATCGCGGCGGCACATTTGTCATGTTCGACAATACCCTAGCCCAGATTGCTGGTGGGTCCGACATCGGTCCAACCAGGGCAGACGCGCAGATGACTGTGATGAACTTGCAGCGCAACGCTGGGCCAGATCCTTGTTGGGGACAGGGTACATCAGGCGGTGCAGATTATCATGCACCGCGCCAGCAGGGGTACGGATTTGTAACCGGAACTGGCAAATCTCCAAACGGCACCGGATCGAGCACGGATTCCATTACCTATGTGGGTGATCTGGAGCCATCTTACATTTGGAACAATAGCAGAGTTCCACTGACCAATGTATACATTACGGACTATGGATCGAGCAGCGGTGACAGTTGCACAGGCCAAACCGATACTTCGGCGAACTACATCGTTTTGAATCGGGACTACTATAATGGAACCACGGCCAAGCCCGGATATACGCCGTATACCTACCCTCATCCTTTGGCTGGAGGAAACGTTGCCCCACCAACGATGCTCATGATAAACGTGAAGACCACGAAAGGGGTGACATTCCAATGAGGGCAATCATTGCGTTTCTGCTGTTGGCTACCTACCTGTGGGCATTCCAAGATTATGTCGAGCTTACTTGGACCGCCAGCACCACACCAGACGTGACGTACAACATATACCGCTCTCGCAAGAATGATGGTCCATACAACCTGCTGAAGAGCGGAGTGGCGTGCTGCGAGACTAACGACCGAACCGTGAGGGCTGGAGATACCTACTACTATGTGGCCAAGGCGGTCAATAGCAGTGGCGAAGAGAGCGTGTACTCGAATCAGGTGGAGGCGACGATCCCATGAGCCAAGAAGAGGCAGTCAAGATCATTCGTCTCATAAAATCCACCGTCACGCCTGTATACTCCGAGACCAGCCCGTGGCCCTATGCTCCCTATGGTTATCCGCTGCCACGACCAATTCCGATTAAGACGTTCAAATGTGATTAGCTATGAAGACTTTCATACTACAAAGTGTAATCATTACACTTTTTTGCTCGTTAGCCCACAGTCAGACAGGGGTCATAGTTCAAGGTGTCACTCCTACTCAAGTGTCAGTAGCCTATACTGCCCCCAATTCTTCAGCCTGCACCCTAGCTTTAAGCACCTCTAATACACTGTCTCCGCTCGTGGTGGACCTGCAAACTGATGCGGGAGGGGCGAACGATCTGGCACGGGCCAGTACAGTCACGAATGGCCTTGCGCGGGTGGTGGTGATCGGCAAGCGCAATGCAGTGCTATCCACGATCAACGGGTACAACAATCAGTACGTCTCGAACGCGCTGACCACGAACACCCAGTACTTCGGCTCCGTGACGTGCGGTGGCTCTCCAGTGACGTTCGGCTTCACGACCATGAA